TTAGAATATGTTTTTTAGTGTATTTTCGTATAAAATTCTTGATTCTTCCTGTAGGTGCGGAGTGACATGTGCATAAATCCTTTCGGTCATTTCCATCGATTGATGTCCTAATCTTTCCTGGATAACTTTCATCGGGACATTAGCTTCTAATAAAAGTGTTGCATGAGTATGTCTCAGTTTATGTACGGATATTTGTTGACCAAGAATTTTTTTACTGCAATAGATCATCGTATTGTGTATTGATGACCTTGATATAGGTTTGCCGAACTCATTAACGAATAAGAAGTTATATTCATTTGAATACTCGCTGCCAATAATTATCTTGTTTGTTTCATGTAGTTTCGTTAAGTTTAACATTTCATCGTATAATTCACGAGTAATATAAACTTTACGATGGTGTTTAGTTTTAGTGTTTCCTAATACGTCGCGTTTCTGATCATATGATGAATCAACAGTTATATATAAGTTATTTTTATCGAAATCAGATAACTTCAATGCACAGGCTTCGCCGACACGTAAGCCGGTCTCGATAATTAGCCTGAATAAATAATAATGATAGATATTACGTCTTTTGACATCAGTAAGGAATGGTTTTATCAAGTCTTTTGGAATGTACTCGGCTTTTTTTACTTTGTCGGTGATTCTGAATTCAATGTATTCAGCGGGATTAACCGATATTAATCCATCAAACTTAGCACGCTCCATCGCTCTAAACATTAATGAGTTTGTTTTTTTGATGGTCGAGATACTATAGTTATACTCAAAAAGTTTGTTTATTACTTTCTGTTGCATAGTAGGGGTTACTTTATCAATTCGAATATTTTCATCATGCAGCTTAACTTCTTCTATCAATTTCTTATTTTCATAGATTCGAATACTGAACAATCGCTTAGCACTCCATTTGTCGATATCTATTGATGCCTGGGATACTTTTCCGACCCTATAAGTTTCTATATATTCGTCTATGAAAGATTTAAGGGTAGGGATGTCAGTTTTACACTTATTAAGCTCTACATCACGTTCTAAGTCTCGTGCTAACTTCTTAGCATCTCTTTCCTTCTTTACATTTTTCGAGATAGTCCTACGTTTACCATTTTCATCATAATAGTATACTCGCACACGATAGCCTGTACTAATCTTTTGAATAGAAGCCATATCATCATATCCTTTCTAATCCAATTAATTTATGTGTCTTAGATCTGTTGATTAATAACTCTACACGTTTCGTGGCATGTTCTTGTGATACTTTAAAATAATCCATGATTGCTTCAACCGTAAATAAGTTATATTCAACGATTAATCGTTCAGGCATCATGAAGAGTAGGGCGAATTTATCTGCTTCCGTTTCCTGCATGTAGTTATACGATGGATGCATTTGTTTCGAAACTCCTACGTGCATAAAATAATGGCCAAGTTCATGAGCGAATCTGAACCACATATCTTGCGGTGTTCCGAATTTAATGAATATAACATCACATCCGTCCAACTTCATATAGCAGCTCATTTCGTGATTATATGCGATATGAAGATTATAAATATGAGCGAGAGCTTCAATACTTAAATCCTCAACTCTCTCGATAATATACGCTGTAATATCATTCACAAGTTCTTCAATTCTCATGTTATCTCCCCCAAATATAGAATATATGTTTGATTTTTATTAAAAATAAGAACGTATGTTCTATTTATCGTTTTAAAAATAGCCGACCAGTAGGATACTAGTGGTCAGCTAGATTATCTATTATTAATTTGCTCTAAAATATCAGGTTTATTACTCCATTTTAATATAATAATATTTTCGTGAGATGCTGCTTGATAAACCTTTTCTGGTATTTTGTTAATCTCATCGTTTGCTACAATAAACATTTTTGGTTCTAAATTATTTCTATTTGGTCTATTATGAATTAAATCTCTATAAGCGAATGAGTCAGTAGTGATTTTATTAAAATCTAGTTTGTTAGCAAAATTAATCATAGCTTCGGGCTTATCTTTTCTCGGTGGAATAATATAATCAATTGTATAATTTATTCCTGATGCTCCTGAAACTTTAACTTTATCCGTTCCGCCTATGTCATGTTCAAATAAAAATTCAAATACTTCTTCGTAGAAAATACTTGTTGAATTGACTTTCGTTGTAAGTGTTAAGTCGTAAATTTTTAATATTCCCTGTACAAGATTATGTTTAGATTGAGCAAAGCTGCTATCTACCTCTGTAATAATTTCATCATTGTTTAATTTTAGATTAAACTGATTCAATGTATCTTTGATTATTTTCATTCTAGTTTTAGAATTAGTGTCTATTCCCATCATAGATAGTTCATTAAGGGTTTGACCGTCATCTGATAGGAGTATTATATTGTCTTCTATTTCATCTGCATAAATTCTTATGTAGTCATTTATATGGTTTTTAAAAGGTGTAGTAATTTCGATAGAACTATCTAACTGTTTATATTTATATTTCTGTTTTAACCATGCAAAGTATTCATCCATTTTACTCAATAATAATTCCATTCGAAATCACCTCCTTTTAAAAATTCATAATAATGTGTCGTTATAATTCATGTTGCGTCTATCTATCTTTACGTAATCAATAAAGAATTCAAGACTGTCAATAAGTTCATTTATAAGAATTATATCAGTTATTTCATTTAATGGTATAGCAATTTGTCCATTTTGAAATTCATCTGTAAAAATATGAACATGTGGAGTTGGTATGTCGACTCCAGCCGGAAAGTTAGTATGATCGCTTCCGTTTACATCAAACCTAACCATCTGCGAATGCAGTGTATCACTATGTATAATGATTGTTAGATTCTCTTTATTTCGATGACCTTTTCGATTGATTCTTAAAGTAAACTTTTCTTCATTGTCTATCAAATGTGTGAGTTTGTAAGTTTTTTCTTCACTTTGTATAGGAAGTTCTCTAAAAGTATTAGTAAAAATCTTAACTTTATCCATAAGCATCGAAAACGTTTCGTTATCCATAATCATCTCTCTTTCTAGATATAGCCGACCAATAGGGTACTAGTGGTCAGCTAGTGTGGTTATTTACTTTTTATATTCATGATTATATTGCATGTTTAAGCTGGTTAAAGCTGCAATTCCAGAAACCATATGTTTATCAGCTTCTTTTATTATTTGTTTGATATACTCTAAATCTTCAGGTTTAACATTATTTTCATTGAATAATATTTTAGCACGTTCTATACCTTTTATTCTGTTTCCTAGCATAGATTGTATCTCTCTTTTATACGTTTCAAAAGATTCTCGATCTGTATCTGTAAAATAATCAGGAGTAGGCATGTTATCGTATGATTTAATCAAATTTTGATACTTAGTTTCTAAGTCAGCCATTTTTCCATAGGCATCAAAATTATTAATACTTCCATCTGAAATTCCATCAAAAGTATTTATCCAATTTTCATTCCAATATTTATCTATTAAATGCATTTGATTTTCTGTAACAGGCGCAAAATCATTTTTATAGTCTTTTTCATGCTGTTTTTTCTCTTTGACTTCATTTTTGATTTTTTGTTTCTTTTCTTCTTTTTTCTTGTTTTCTTGTTCCTTAGCTTGTTTTACAAGTCTTTCTCCTTCTTGTTTATCTTTTAGTTCCTGTGCAATTCTATCATTTTTCTCAGTTTCATTTTCTGTCAATGCATCAAACACTAAGAATATAAGGCCTAAAGTAATTAAAGTGGTTAAAATCATTTTCCATGGGGTCGCTGATCTAAAACCGATAATTTTTCTGTACCATTTTCTTTCTTGAAAATTTGAACTGATATGATGTTTAGATAAATAATTTTCGAAAGAAGCATAGTCACTATTGACTCTAATTTTTTCTCCGTTATCAAATGTATACACTCTACTCATAGCATATTTATCAATATCAACGTTAGAAACATTAGAAATGTCGAAACTTTTTATAGTTTTATAGCCCTCTATAATTTCTTCTTTTCGGGTAATTTCTTTTCCTTTACTGTCCAAAATACTTTTTTCTTTTTTGCCCAAAATTAACTGAATTAACTTGAAGGTGTTAGAATCATCATCCAATAAAATATATTGATTTGCAGTTAACTTATGTAAATCACCATCAATTAAATGGTCAAAAATTTCGCCTTCTGATATTAGATATTCTATTATTTTATCCTTCTTCATTTTTAATCCCCTTTGTTTAGATTATTTATTTTTCTTCGCTTTTGCGATTAAAAATTCAGCTTGCTCTATTAATGATTGTTCTATTCTTTTTTGTTCTTCTTCGCTTAAATCAGAAAAACCTTCTAGATGGTTGAAAAACAAAGAATCAATACTTCTATCATTTTCGCTATTCCCTAAAAGGGCATCCACAGTTACATCATATAAATCTGCTAGAATTTTTAAGTTTTCGGCAGATGGCTCTGCGCTTCTCTCGTCATTTCGCTCGTATCTTGAATAAGCTTGTGGTGTGATGTGTAATTTATCTGCCACTTGTTTTTGGGTCATTTTTTTAGCCTTTCGAAATTTAGCTAAATTTTTATGTAACATTATCTACCACCTCTTATATCTATGATTATAGTGGTTATGGTATTAAACTAAAAGTTTAAATTTAAAATTAAACCAAAAGTATAATTTTTTTGTTGACTTAAACTAAAGGTTTAAATATAATGAGATTATAAATTAAACCAAAAGTTTAATTTGATTTTATCTAGGAGGTGAATAAAATGAGTGAAAACTTAAAAAAGTTAAGGTTAGACGCTGGACTAACTCAAAGTGAGCTTTCGAATAAGTTAGGATGTACAATGCAATACTATAATATGATTGAAAATGGCAAGAAAATTCCAAGTGTACAACTATCAAAAAAAATAGCTTCAATATTAGGTACAGATTGGACTATTTTTTTTAATAACGAAGTAAACCAAAAGTTGAATATTCATAATAATAACAACCAGGCAAGCGACCAAACTCACCTGGTATAAACCATCAATTACACGACCAAATGTAATTGTACGGTGTGACCAACACCGTACCTAAAGTATAGACCAAAAGCACGTAAACATAAAAGGACAAAAAGTTTTCGAGATGAAAACTAGAGGAGGAGATTTTTATGAATGAATACACTACTAAAGAACTAGTTGAAGAATTAGTAAAAAGAAAGGGTGTCGAAGAAGTTTTTGCAGAAGTCGAAGATCGTTATGACATAAAAATTGGTGATAGTAGATCATCAGTAACAACCTTCGGACTCGGACCTGCAAGAATATTGATAATTATTGATTAAAAATAAGTGAGAGGAGGACACGCTATGAAGTTAAGTAAAAAAGTAATTTCCCATGCATTGATATTATTCGTAGCATGGAAAATTACAAAAATAGAATTCATGATTCGACCAAACAACAAATCATCGGATTTTGAAATTTTAAAAAACCTTATTAAATCAAAGTAATAGCATCAATCGATTCATATTTTATTACTAAGTATCCTAGATCGATTGAATTAGTGTAGTTAAAAAATTGCTTTGCATTTTTAACAATAAATTCGCTTGGATTTTGATTTTGCTCATTCGATATAAGTTTTTCGAGAGTATTGTAATAATCATTTTCCTCTAAAGAAGAATTAATCGGTTCAGCTTTAATAGTTGTTCCGTTACAAATAATCATTAAGCTGGCGTTGTTTTCTAATGCAAGAGCAATTAAGTCATTAATTTTATCAAAATTCATAATATCACCACCTTTCTATATCAAATATATAGAAAATTCTAAAAATATATAACGGAACGTAAGTTCTAAAAAGGAGAAACAATTATGTTCAAAAGTATACAAAGACATAGAGAACGTACTAATAGAACTCAATCACAAGTTGCAGACATGTTACTTACTACTAAACCAAATATCTGCAATATCGAGAAGGGACGTCGCAATATTTCATCTGAAATATTAATGACAAGTTACGAAAGAAGTGATGATCCAATTCTAATCAAAGAAATGTCATACGAATTCTCGAATGGATACACGACACCTGCACCATCAGAAGTTGTATTTGATGACCACCGTATATGTATAAAAGAGAGGATGCTTAATGAAATACGAGAAGTAATTGATGTTCTCAATCTCTATCGTATTGATAAACGCCCTGAATATTGCAGTCAAGAAGACATAGAGAATGTAAGACGTATCGCTAGTGAAACGCAAGATGTGATTTTTGAAGCACAAGCGCTAATCGACAAAATCATTATAGATTACGAATTGAATCCGCAAGAATTATCCAAAACAAGAAATCAGCGTTACAAAATGGAACGAAGAATTTAATAACGAATTCGGCATCTGCTTAGATGTTTAAAGAGCGAGAGTAGGCGATGATATGAGCCGCGTCATAATACATCTAAAGATCATTGCGATGACTTAAGCATGTAAGCAGATGCCGAAAGAAAGAGTAGAGGTGAGAGAGATGAAATATTCTGAGGAACAAAAAAAGCAAATTATTAGCGAAATGCAGAAAGTACGAATGAAAAAAGGTCATGGTGTTCAAAAAGTTGCGAACGTAGTAGGTGTTACAGCCACTTATATTTCTAGATTAATAAATGGTGGTGCGATTCCATCAGATGAAGTATCAGATGCGATTTTAAGATATACGTATGGAAATTACGATGAACTTGAATTGAAAACACCTAACAAGGATGCATACGAAAAAGGTTATGAAGCAGGCTACAAAGATGCGATGAAGAAGTTAGAAAAAATATTACCTCATTTTAAAAATATAAAAGTGATATTTAAAGAAATCGAAACAGAAATTAGAGGTGATTAAATGTTTGCACCAGAAGTTATTAACAATTTAACAGATGTAATCGCAGAACAACTTGAGGACAAACTGACTAAGAAATACCATCCAACAGTTTCGAGAGAAGAAGCTATGGATCTTATAGGTTGTAGCGCTGCAGTATTCAATGAAATAAGAAAACGAGATGATTTTCAGTTCGTTCATATTGAAGGAATCTCGTCACGTTACAGCACAGCAAACTTGATCGAATGGATTAACGGAAGGAGGAAGTGACATGAAGTATTTAGCGAAGTTATCTTATGCATCACTTTATCTACTTTGTACATTTTTCGCATGCTTAGTGGTGTTATTCCTAGCACTAGGGTTTCAAATGCAACCAGCACCAAGATTAGGGTTAACGATGATTATTCAACTTTCATCATTCCTTTTACTTTCAACTTACAAAGATTTAAAGGAGGTGAGATAGATGAGAAGATTACAGACATTAAAAATAGCCCTCTTAATCGTCATCTTGGCGGAGGAGATTAAGAGAGCTAAAAAACCTAACTATGAAATAATAACAAATTTATCGCGAGATATTTGCGGCTTGTAGATTAAACAATTCAGTTTTTGCACATGTTGTACAAACTGTAACAAACAATTCCATGGCAGGTGCTGGTATTGAATTTGATGCAGCAGGTAATGAGAATAATTCATCTGAAATCGCAATTTGTGGATTAGAGCAGCAAAAAGAACGATTCAAAGATTTAAGGAAATGCTCTATTTCTTGCATTTGAGTTTTATTGAATTTAAATGTTTCCATAAATATCCTCCTTTCAAGTTTATAACATAATTATATAGTAAGCGTTTACAAAATATAACGGAACATCAGTTCTAAAGGAGAAACTATTTTATTCCAACAACATTTATTAAGAAAAGACCAGAAAGGATGAAGCAAATGAATACACTAATCAAGATTGAAAATAATTCAGAACTAGGCCCAGTAGTTAGCAGTAGGACAGTTGCTGAAGAGTTAGGTAGAAGACATTCAGACGTTATTGAAGGATTAGAAAATGTAATTTTAGAAAACGGAGATTTCCGTTCTCTAATTATTGAAAGTACTTATCAAGTTCCTGGCCAAAGAAGAAGTTATAAAGAATACCTACTAACTAAAGACGGATTCATTTTATACATGTTCAACATCCAAGGTCACAACGACTTCAAAATGGCATATATCAATAGATTTAACGAAATGGAGAAAGCATTACAAAACAGATTGCCTGGAACATACAAAGAAGCATTATTGCAGTTAGTTGAACAAGTGGAAGAGAACGAGAAACTGCAGCTAGAGAACACGATGCAGAAACAACAGATTGGAGAGTTAAAACCGAAAGCGAACTATGTAGACATGATTCTTAAAAGTAAGAGCTTAGTCACTATAGGTCAGATCGCAAAAGATTATGGCATGTCTGCTCAAGAGATGAATAAGCTGCTACAACGATTCAAAATTCAATACAAACAGTCAGGACAATGGCTACTTTACTCAAATCATCACGCGAAAGGCTATACGCATTCAGAAACAACTGAGATTACGCATAAGGATGGAAGTGTTTCAGTGAGAATGCATACGAAATGGACACAGAAAGGTCGTTTATTCCTTTACGAATTCTTGAAACGCAGAGATATCATTCCTGTAATTGAATTTGAAAGCGAGGAAACTGCATGAAGTTACCTTACTGTAGGCAGGTAGAATTCGTTAAAGTTGGAAGAGCATTTTTCACGCTTGATGAGTACTACAGATTGATAAAAGAATACGGACCGCATTGCGATGTTGAGTGGGATTTAGAAAACGACTGCGGAGTTGCTTATTTTACAGAAGTAGTCACTGTAGGAGGTGATGGAAATGCAGGATAACTTATCAGAGCTTGAATATTTGGAAAGACTGTATTGTAGCGATGAAGAGGATGAAGATAATTTGAATTGGAACTTAAATCATCAAGAAGATGTTTATCGTGATCGAGAGTTTAACACATAAAAAAAGCGCATATCAAGGATACGCGCATCAGATAACAACTCTAACTCATTATATCACATAAATATGAAGGAGGAAATAACATGGCAGAGGTTTTAAGCACAAAGGACATGACTCAAGAAGAATGGCTGAAAGCTAGACAGTCAGGTATCGGAGGAAGTGATGCCGGAACTATTCTTGGAGTGAATAAGTGGAAATCTAAAACGCAACTATTCTTCGAGAAGGTAAATCCAGAATTAAAGCAACCAGCTGACAACGAGTTTATATATTGGGGGAACGTCCTTGAAGATGTTGTAGCTAAAGAATTTGAAACAAGGACAGGTAAGAAAGTCAGAAAAAACAACAAAATGTTAAGACATCCCGAACATGAATTTATGTTAGCAAACTTAGATAGAGTAATAGTAGGTGAAAAGGCACTGCTCGAATGTAAGACTACTTCGCAATACAATATCGATCAATGGAAGGATGATGAGATACCAGCATCGTATCTCTGTCAGATTCAGCACTACATGGCAGTTACAGGTTATGAAAAAGCATATATCGCAGTTTTATGTGGTGGTAATCAGTTCATTTGGAAGGAAGTGCCGCGTGACGATGAATTGATTGAAATTATCATCAATGCTGAAAAGGACTTCTGGTATAACAATGTTCTTGTAGGCGTTATTCCTGAAATAGATGGAAGTGATGCAACTAAAGATTTCTTGAATCATATGTATAAAGATATCGATGAAACCGAAGTTCAGTTAAGTGATGATGTCGAAACATTATTAACTGCATTAGAACAAGTTAAGCAGGAAGAAAAGGAACTTAAAGAACTTAAAACGCAGTATGAAAACAAAATAAAGCACATATTAGGCAACAACTTAGCAGGTAAAACAAGTGGATATCAGATTACCTGGAAACCACAAGTAAGAAAGACTTTAGATACTAAGAAGATTCGAGAAATTTATGGAGAACAATTAGACCCTTATTACAAAGAAACAGAAACTAGAGTATTAAAAATCAAACAAATCAAAGGAGCGTAATAATTATGGCAACTACTGAATCATTAAAACAACAGGTACAAACTACACAACAAAATCAAGTGGCAAATCAACCGAAACCTCAGACGATTGAAGATTACATGAAGAAGATGGCACCGGCAATGGCACAAGCTTTACCAAAGCATATGGATATTGATCGTTTAACACGTCTAGCAATGACTACAATCAGAACGACTCCTGCATTAAAAGATGCAGATGTAGGAAGTCTATTAGGTGCAGTGATGCAAGCAGCACAACTTGGACTAGAGCCTGGATTGATGGGTCATTGCTACTTACTACCTTTCAATAATAAAAATAAAGGCATTAAAGAAGTTCAGTTTATTATCGGATATAAAGGCATGATTGATCTAGCACGAAGAAGCGGTCATATTAAATCAATCTATGCACATGCAGTATATAGTAACGATGAATTTGATTATGAACTAGGATTAGAAAGTAAGTTAGTTCACAAACCAACTATGAATGCAGACAAAGGTGAATTTGTTGGAGCATATGCAGTTGCACATTTTAAAGATGGAGGGTATCAGTTCGAATTTATGAGTAAAGCAGACATTGAAAAGCGTAAAGGTAGAAGTAAAGCTGCTAACTCAAAATTCAGTCCTTGGACATCAGATTACGAAGAGATGGCCAAGAAAACTGTTGTTCGTCATATGTGGAAGTATTTGCCGATTAGCGTTGAAGTGCAGCAACAAGTTGCTTATGACGAAGGTACAGGTAAGGATATCAGCAAGATTAAAGACGTCACACCTGATGACACGATGCTTGAAGCACCAGACTATGAATTGCTGGATATCACAGATGAAAATACGGAGGGGTAAGACCCTCCATTCTTTTAGAAAGGAGTAAGTTATGGCGGATATTACATGGGTCAAACTCAAGACAGATATGTTTGACAACGAGAAGATAAAATTGATAGAAGCATTACCAGATTCAGACACGATTTTAATCATATGGATCAAGTTAATCGCTTATGCAGGAAAGGTTAATGCTGGTGGTTATATCATGTTAACCGAAAATATACCGATGAACGAAGAAGAACTTGCAACAATTTTTAACAGACCACTCAACACAGTGAGATTAGCACTAAATACTTTTGAACGTTATGGAATGATAACAAAATCAGATGAAGGCGCTATTAAGATTGCAAACTGGGAAATTCACCAAAACATTGATGGAATGGAACGAGTCAAACAATTGAATGCAATTAGAAATAGAAAGTATAGAGAGAGAAAGAAACAGAAGCAACTTGAAAACAATCAACCAGATGACGTTAGCGTGACGTCACGTGACGATACAGAAGAAGATATAGATAAAGAATTAGATAGAGATATAGAAAGAGATAAAGATAAAGACGAAAGAAAAGTAACTCGTCCTTCGTCATTCGATATCTTCGAACAAGGTGGTTATGGCTACCTAGATCCAATTACGATGCAGAAGTTATTTGCTTGGATTGATGATTTCGGAGATGAAGGAGACTCTATCGTCAGCAAAGCATTAGATGTAGGTATTGAAGCGGGCATTAAAAACTATAAATATGTGAATGGCATATTAAGAAACTGGCATAACAAGGGATTTAAGACAACAGCTGAAATAGATGCTAATGAAATTGCTAGACAGACTAAGGATAACAATCAAGTTAAACCTAATGTGCAGACGACAAAACGCTCACCTGAAGAAATTGCAAGACTTAAAGAACGTAACGAAAGAAACATGAGACAGATGTTAGGTGGTGAAGATGTTGAAATCATTACTGAATAGTGAACTTATGAAAGCAGTAGCAAATCGAGGTATCCCAGAAATTGAAGAGGAAACATGTGATAAATGCGGTACAAAGAACACATATAAAGTAAATGATGATGGGACACGTGAGCTAGTAATCAAATGCGACTGTCATCTTAGAGAGTTAGTGAGAGCAGATAAGAAACGAATGCAGCAAAGAAAGATTAACTATTACTTCAATCAATCGTTGATTAATCCGGATCTGAAAAAGGCGTCATTCAAAAACAATGACATCGATCTCGAAAAAGCAAGTCCTGAGATATATAACGCTTATAAAGTAGCATCTAACTTCTGTAAAGAGTTCAGTAAACAAAATCCTAAAACCATCGTTATACAGGGTGATACAGGAACAGGTAAGTCATTCCTAGCGTTTTCTATCGCTAGATATTTGAAAGACAAAGGTAATACAGTGCTATTCATCGATAATGTTGAGCTTTTATCACTCATTAAAGCATCATTTAACAAAAAGAATGATGATACAGAAGAAAAAATCATGCGATTAGTTAGTGAAGTAGATTTATTAGTCCTGGATGATGTCGGTGCAAACAAGCAGACGGACTGGGCATGTGAGAAGTTGTATGAGATTACGAACAAGCGCCAAGGCTTGAATACAATCTATACAACGAACTTAGACATCATTAATGAAATGCCATCAGATTTTATGCTGAAACGTGCTTATTCAAGAATATGCAATGGTGCAACGTTTTTAACATTAGATGGTGCAGACAGAAGAATGCAATAAACATATAAAAAGGAGAAGTGGAACGAATGACATTTAATATCGATGAAACAATTAAGAAGATTAATCAGACTTTAGCAGAAAGGAAAGTACCTGTTCAGGTTGAGATAAAGAAATCCTGCAAACCACAATGGGATTTTGAGCAGTTAGAACAAATTAAAGAAGAACAGAAAGAACAAGCAAAGCAAGAACGAATCCAGGAATACGCAAAGCTACTTTACGATGAAAACTTCGTAGTTGTATCAAACGAAAGATTGCAGGAATTGAAAATGAAAGAACGTATGCTAAGTAAAATATCCGGCGGCATGGTTTCTGTATTAGAAGATATTACGGAGGTGATCAAGCATGACTAAAGAACAAATCATGAGACGACTTAACTGTACAGAACGATATGCACAACACATGATTGACTGGGCTTCAAACGAATTAGAGTTGCGTGTCCTGGTAGCACAAAAGGACCACGAGTTACAAACTCGAAAGGGGATTGAGGAATATGGACCAACAGAAACTGCGACAGCTTAAGAGTAAAGTTAATGAACTTAAAGTACAGGTCGTTATTGCCAGGCATAACGTGAGGGCGTCAGAGGAAGATGTAGACAGAGGACAGTTTCTTGATTTTGCAGATTCAATGATTAAACAAATTAATGAAATGATGGAGGAAATGAAATGATTAACAGAGTAGTACTTACGGGGCGATTAACAAAGAATCCAGAATTCAGAGTAACAACGTCAGGTGTGTCAGTCGCAACATTCACATTAGCAGTAAATCGCATGTTTACGAATGACCAGGGAGAAAAACAAGCAGATTTTATTAACTGTGTGACTTTCCGTAAACAAGCAGAAAATGTTAACAACTTCTTAAGTAAAGCCAGTTTAGTCGGTGTTGACGGAAGATTGCAGTCACGTAGCTATGATAACAAAGAAGGACAGCGTGTATACGTTACAGAAGTAATTTGCGACAGTGTTCAGTTCCTAGAACCAAAGAATAGCCAAAATCAACAAAATAACGGTGTACAACAAGCGAATCATACTCAGACGAACAACAATAACCAAAACAACCAAAACGTCAACAGAGGTCAAAATAACGCAAATAACGGATACTCGCAACAACATGAAAATCCATTTGCTAATTCATCAGGCTCAATCGATATCCAGGATGATGATTTGCCCTTCTAATTTAATGTATTAAAGGAGTGATTCAAATGTCAAAATCAGAAGTCTATTACTTGAATTCAGATGTTACAAAGCACTTTGATCAGCACTTTAAAGAAGCGGGATTCTATTCAGAAGAATATGCAATCCAGGAGTACCTATCGACCAAAGGTATTAAGGGATATGTCACACTCATGACCAGAGAAAAAGGTGGCATAAAAATAAAGATGTGCATCGATAGAGATGATAAGACCAGCAACAAGTTTAATGTTAATCAACTCAATCACAATATAAACCATGAATTATATGACCAAGGAGTGAACTTATGAGTTTACTAAAGAGATTCAAACTTTATGACCAGAAGAAAGAATGGACAGTTACAGTAATTCCATTAAGGGGACGTGATGGTTACAGACTTATTGGAATAGGAATTTTGAAACATGTACAAAAAGAAGTCACATCAGATGAACTTCAAGAATTCATAAACTTGCATAAACTTATGCGCGAAGAAGAGTTAGGGCAAGTAGAAATTTGGGATTTGATATGAAGATAAAGAAAATTAAAAGTGAGTTATTCGTATACGAGGTCGGCATCGATGATGTCGCTCGTATCGAATTAACAGATCATGGTTCAGATAAAACTATTATTTATAAAGTCGTGAAAGAAACGAATGAAGAAACATACGCAGGTATGACAATACCGCACACAGTCGAATATGAGTAAGGGGAGATACTTATGAAAGCTACACCGATGGGCCAGTACTGGATAGAGAACAAACACCGTTCACAGGTTAGTTACAACGCTTATAGAGAGCGAGTAGTCAAAAGAGGTATGACGTTTGAAGAAGCGATAACAAGTCCTAAAGAAAGATTTAACAATACTTCTGATGAATACAAGAAGTGGAGCGATATAGCAGTTGAAAATGGCATCAACAAGAATATATTCTGGCACCGTCATTTCACTTTCAAATGGTCGCTGAAAAAAGCAGCAACAACACCGATAAGAAAGAGAAAAGTGGCGGATAGCGGTAGACAGACTGTTATTCGAATGATTGAAGCAGGTGCACCTATTCCGAAGAAATACATTGAGCGTTATCCGGATCTATTTAACGCTAGGACAGGAGCCTGATTATGCAGTACGGAAATGTGAATATTGGCGCAAAAGTCAGATGGATTAGAAAACATAAAAGAATGTCACAACGTGAATTTGCTGAATCTATAGGAATATCTAAAAGTTATCTCGGCGATATCGAACTTAATAGAAAACGACATTTTACAGATACATTGAACAGTTTGTGTAAGAAATTAAATATGACAATCGATGAACTGATAAACATCGATGAGAATGGAGAGATTTAATTATGGCAAAGACGTTAAAAGGTTTAGTGATAACAGAGGTTGATCAAATCATTCATGAAACGAAAACGCTGAAAGAAGCAGCAGCTAAAATTGGTGTGGCATATCAAACGTTACTGCAATTTAGAAGTGAGAATATGAAAGAATTCAAAAAGTTAAAGGCAGAAAGAGAGCAGGGACTTATTGTTGATGAAGTGCCAGTAGTTAAGACAAAGCCTGTAGAAAAGAATAAAGGAGCAAGCACTATCCCTGTTAATGATGTGATTGAGAAAGTAGAACATCAGAAGATTGTCGATGACTTGCAAGTGAAATTATCGTTAGTCTCTGATGATAGAGATAAGCACAAAGAAGAAGTCTCTAAATTGAATGCAGAACGTAAGGACTTTATGAATAGAATCAAGGAACTTGAAGCAACCATTACGAAAAAAGATGAAGAACTACAGTTAAAAGATTTAAATATCAAAGCTAAAGAACGTGACATTAAATCATTAAAACATTCTTATGATCGTTTAGATAAAAAGAGTGCAGACGCATTAAAGATGAACGATAGATTCTTAACATCGAAATATGAGAAAGAGTTAAATCAACACAAACGCACGATTGAAGTATCGGCTGAAGCGAACAAGAATTTGAAAGAATCGTTACAACAAGCGAATGAAGTGATTAAAGAGTTCCAGGATAAAGAAACAGAGTTAGTTACAAGCTATGAAAAGAAATTAGAAGAGAAACAAAATACTATTCAAAAGCTAGAAACTGATTTTGTAACATTAGAAAAATCATATGAGGCATTGATGTCGAAAACTGATAGTGTTTCAAACGGGAATTGGGAAAAAGGTCCTCATTTAACTTTCAATATTGATAAAAGTGAATTAATTCAGTCACAACTACCGCAAAAACTAGAACTTAACGCACAATCTGTTGAACGAATCAATCCACCATCGCATTATGCTCCAAACGGATTAGGAACAGATGTAATCGGATTCCTGGAATCTCAATTCAGCTATGAAGCGTATAAAGGTTTCATGATTGGTAACATCATCAAATATGCGACAAGAACAGGTCGTAAGGATGAAGAAATCAATGAACTTAAGAAGATTGTGGATTATGCAGACAGAATAATCAGTTTCTTAGAACGTGATAACAAAGTCGCTGATGCCAGATGATTAAGTTCTTAAGTTATAGCAAGTGGAGACAACTCTTCAATCATTACATGCGAAATAATTGGGAGACTGATAGTACTGATAATCATTACGGTACCATCTACTTCTCAGTTGATGCTGACGAAGAAAAGGGAGATACCTATGTCGCATTAGACGTTGGATCAGAAGTCTATGTTGAGGAATTCGATTCAATGAACGACATGGAACGATTTTATAAGAATAAAGCTGATTACGTACCTGGGTTGCAGGTAACGATGTTTGATAGTGAGGTGCTCCATGGATAAGTATAGAGACATGACTGTAGAACATGGCACAGGGTTAAGAAAGCAGCACACGAACTATGGATTTAAAGGCTCGGTTAATGAGTTCCTAGAATCAATTAGAAAATACAATAGTCCTTTTATTCAAGTATTCGAAAGGATTGACGGAGAGTTAGTGCTGCTATGGTCGAAAGATAATAAAGGATTGCTACAGCAGGGAGAACAGATGGAGTTATTTTAAGGAGGAGAAAGTATGATACCGAAGTTTAGGGCATGGGATAAGAAAGTTAAAGAAATGTTAGAAGTTGAAAACATAGATTTTGTAAATGAGACATTGTTTTTAAGAAGAGAAACAGAATTTTCTACATCATGGGTGGAGTTAAATTTAAATAATGTCGCACTCATGCAATCAACAGGCATACATGACGTGAACGCTAAGGAGATTTTCGAGGGGGATATAGTTAAAGTGTCGCAAGACGATGATTACTTTATTAGTTTTGTAAAAAATATGATTGAATTTGATTACCCTGGATTCGATGTGCCATTTCCAGATGATTGGGATTACGAATGTAATGTATTGAGTCATTTAATGAATACAGACCAGACGATTGAAGTCATCGGCAACATTCACGAGCATCCAGAGTTGCTAGAGAGGGATGGTGAGTGATGGAGTTAAATCAAATCGTTGCTACTAATATAAGAGTATTCATGAGTATTAAAGATGTGACATCTACAGAAATATCTGATCAATTAAAAATGTCTAAAACAACAATCACATCATTGACGAACGGAACGTTTAAAGGAATTCAAAATGAAACAATCACTAAAATTGCCGATTTTTTAGAAGTAGAACCATTCGAACTATTTATGCCTGTAGATAGATTTAAGTACAGAAAAGGAGAATGACGAATGATTAAAGTAGGGGATAAGTTACATCATCAAGAAAAGGAATGGAATGTAGAATTCACTGGAGAAACTTTTGTACATCTTAAACATGGAGATGATTTCATAATAGAAAGTAGTCATATTTTTTGGAATAAGTTATATGCTGAACAAAAACAACGTGCTGATGAGTTAGAGAAAAGTCTTAACTTAAGTATTCTCGCTTCTAGTAATGATACGTTGGTTGAAGAATCGCAAAAGGCTTTATCTGAATCAAATAAACGCGCTGATGAACTAGAAAAGCGATGGAGCGAGTTGAAGGAAACACTATTACTGTATAAAAATGTTCCACAAAGCACACAAACATTTGATACTGTATTCGAACTCATGAAAGAAATGGAATCCGAAAAGGAGAATGACGAATGAAAATCATATACTCACATAGCGATTGGAATGTGATTGATCCTCAGAATCAGATTGTTGAATCGTTTTCAAGCAAACAATGTGCTAAGGATTACCTGAAAGCATTAGAAGTACCATACAAAGAATTTTACAAAGTAAAAGAACATAAAGTGATGAGAAGAGAGGGATAAGTAATGATTAAAATGACAACGGAGTTATTCGAGAAGTTCAGCAAGAAACAGGAAGAGTTAGACGACATGATTAGAACAAAATTTACTATTGGTACGACAGAATGGAATTATGATTTAGAAACCAAACATTTAATTGCTTTAAAAGTAGAAGTGGCTGAATTCGTGAATAATTGTCATGACTTGTGGAAGTATTGGAAACAGAAAGCAGTCAATCTCGATATGATTATTGAAGAAGCAGTAGATGTTATTCATTTTATTCATCTGATATTGAATAAGAAACGATTAACATCAGATGCACATATTGCGCACATCGTTGTTGAAAGAGTGAAATTTGCTAACAGAAGTACTTATGCTGAAATTATAGAAGACATGCTTAATACTAATGACGTTTATGAAATATATGCTGGGTTATTGCTTATCCTCGACCACTACGCATTCACACTTGACGACATCGAACAAGCATACGACAGAAAGAACGCAGAGAATCATGCAAGACAGAATAGAAACTACTAGGGAAAAAGACATCTATAAACTTATTAAAGAACTTCTTGGGAGGTAGAGATGCAAAAGAAGACAAGTCAACGTAATAGAGGTAAATACCTCGAAACCTTAATCGAACGATCCAATATTCAATACGATATAAAAGGTATAGCTACAATCAATAAGATTCCAACACCAATGACGCATAGGAGCAGGGACGGAAAGATATTTGATGCTAGGTATACCAAAAAATCAACAGTCGACTTTATCGGCATTCACAATGGAAAATTTATCGCATTTGATACAAAGCAGACATCACTGACCAATCTGCCATTTAAGAATATCGAGCAGCACCAGATCGAGTACTTGACCAAGACACATCAAAAGGGTGGCATTTGCTTTATTCTTATCTTATTTACGAAGTTTAACGAGTTATATAGATTAGACATCCAAGAACTAAATGAGCTCAAGGCAACGTTAAATAGAGCTAGTATTCCATATACCTGGTTTAAAGAGAATAAAAGACCGATCACAAGCAATAACGGAATCATCTACAACTACTTATAAAGGGGAACAATAAACCATGACTTATACGACCGAACAAATTGTAAGAATGATTAAAGATTATCAGATGAATGTGAAGGTAGTAGCTAAACTTCGAAAGGAATACATTGAGGATGTGTGCGGAGCGAATATCTCACAGTATGGAATTGAAGCAACAATGCCTAAACCACAAGGGCAGACATCTGATCCAATACTTAGAGAAGTGCAAAGATTAATGAAGCAGGATACAGTAATTGCTAAGTATGAAGCGAAAGTGAGATACATTCAAAACCGTTGGGACAGAATAACGGATGAGAAACAAGCTATGATATTTAACATGGTATTGTCAGGTGTAGCATACGACAAGGTTGCAAAGACTGTTGAACTATCAGCCCAAAGAATACATCAGATCATCATAGAGATAGCAGAAACATTAAAAGATTAATATTTTCCCTCTAGTGAAAACTAGAGGGATTTTGTATGATAAAAGTAAAGGGAGAGTAAATTATGAAAAACTCAGCTTTATTAATTGTTGTATCTACATTCTTTTTTGTATTTCTAACAATTTGTATATTACTAGATGCTCAAAATAGAAACTCTGAGTCCATTACTATGGTTTATATAAGTATTATTAATGTTATTGTTATGAGTTTCCTAACATACTTACTTTTAGAAACTACTAGACAAAATAACGAGATTAATGAAAAGTTAATCACTCTAACAAAGTTTGAGATAGAAGATAGAAAGAAGAGAGAATTTTACGAAGAATTGAATAAAATTAAGTATTATAGACGTCAGCTTAATATACTGCAGGAAATTGCTATACCATATATAAATATAAATCATAAATATGATCTATTACTTGAATTGAAAAACAGTAAACTTCCGTTTAATAATCATCTGTTTTTAGTGGATAAAAGCATACTCGAAAAGTTACCGGACAAAAGTGAATTGAGGAAATATAAATTTTATCCTTACACTTCGAAAGATGATAATTATCAAGTTGTCAACGAAGTTTTTAAAGATGCAATTAATATTAATATTTGTCACAAAACACTCGATGAATCGTTAGTAGCATATGGTAAATTAATTAAAATATTTAACGACGACTTTTTTAATAGGTACCTGAATATTCGGCAAATTATAAGTATGTATAAAGCACCTCTAGAAAAGCACACTGTTAGTGTATTCAATGATAATAAAAAATTCGAAAGTATTTGTGCTTTACAGTTTGATACAATGGATGCTGACGGCTTATATAATACCATTAACTCACTATCCACTAATTTGTCAGATTTAGAAGTGCATATTCAAAATAAATTAAACGATCTGGAAAGTTTATAATATGATTTACAAATTTACTTGATTTACTCCACTTACAAAACTTACAAATTTACATATCGTGACATAAGCTATAACTTTAATTTAAAATGGGAGGTAGGTCGGAGCGTAGTACACTACAATCATTCAAAAACTTGTTTTTGTACCTCGCACTGCATGAACCTAACGGTTCTTCGTTTACTTTGCCATGAGTAATCTCCTTTCAAAGAATTTGTGTGGAAACCATCTAGTAATTTCTAGGTGGTTTTTGTATTATTAAACTGTACATGTAAATGTACCATTAAATTTATAGGAGACGTGAAAATGGAAAAATCCAAAGTGTGTCAAATGTTACTATTCTTTAAACATCCAGAAAGTGCAAAAATGGGATTGTTAAGTGAAGAACAATTTTATGTTGATTTAGGTTACATGGTTCAAGAAGGTTATTTGGATGGCAATATCAATTTGGATAAAACGATGAGTCATCAATCTTTAAACTTCCACCTTACTCAAAAGGGTGAAAAGTTTTTAGAAGAACAATGCGAATAAATGTTACTTTAACACTCACTTATGTGGGTGTTTTTTAATGCAATAAATTAACTGGATACTAGTATTATAAAGATTAGTTACCCGTTACTTCATCCAGTTTATAAAATAAATAGACCAATTAGGATAGAGAAGGTGATAGAGGAAATGGCACGAGTGAATGTAAAAGATTGGTTAACTGATGAAGGATTAACTAAGATACAAGGTTGGGCGATGGATGGTTTAACCGATGAACAAATAGCAACAAACATAGGTTGTAGTCGATCTACTTTAGCAGAATGGAAAAAGAAGCATCCGGACATTTCGGACACCTTAAAAAGAGGTAAAGAAGTTATAGATAGACAAGTTGAGAACGCTTTGTTGAAAAGAGCATTAGGATACGAATTTGAGGAAATTACTTATGAATATGGCGAAGAAATAAAGAAGGTAGTTAAACAAATACCGCCTGATACTACAGCGCAAATATTCTGGTTAAAGAATAGGAAACCGAATGAATGGCGAGATAGTAGAAATATAGAACACACTGGAAAAGATGGTGGAGCTATTCAGACAGAGGCAAAACTAAATCTGTCTAATTTATCTGACAAGGAGTTGGAGGCGCTTGAAAATATCATTAGCAAATCTACCGAGTCTGGATCAGATTAAACAAGAGCGTGCAAAAAGACAGTTAAATCTATTTACACAATATACTTATCCGGATTATCAAGCGAACTGGCATCATTTAAAATTATGTGAATACCTTGAAAGATGGGCATTTGGAGACATTGATAGATTAATGGTATTCATGCCACCTCGTAATGGTAAATCAGAATTGGTATCAAGAAGACTTCCCGCATATCTTTTCGGTAAAGAACCTGATGCAAGTATCATAGCTTGTTCATATGGTTCTGACTTAGCAAGTAGGATGAATAGAGATGTACAAAGAATAATTGATAGCCCTGAATATCATGCATTGTTTCCTGGAACAACTTTAAATGGTTCAAACGTTCGAACAGTTGCAACTGGTTCATATTTACGTAACTCAGATATATTTGAAATTGTCGGACATAAAGGTGTTTACAAATCATCAGGTGTTGGTGGAGCAATAACTGGTATGGGTATGAAATATGGAATAATTGATGACCCTTACAAAAACCGTCAAGATGCAAACTCAGAAACAATTAGAGCGGGAATATGGGACTGGTACGTTTCAACGTTTTACACACGTCTTGAAAAGGGTGGAAAGATACTAATCACTCTTACTAGATGGCATGAGGACGACTTGGCAGGTAAACTACTTAGAATCGCTAAAGAGGACCCATCAGCAGACCAATGGACTGTTTTAGAATTCCCTGCTATTGCAGAAGGTGAATTACATCCAGAGGATCCACGTCAAGAGGGTGAAGCTTTATGGGATTGGAAATATCCACTTAAAGAACTAAATAAAATCAAAGCGACAGTAGGAAGCTATGAATGGAATGCTTTATTCCAACAGAGGCCTGCTCCGAGTGAGGGGTCACTTTTTAATCGGTCATGGTGGCAATACTACGATACGCTACCAACAAAGGTTGATGAATATTTATTGTCTTGGGATTTAACTTTTAAGGATAACTCAGATAATGACTATGTAGTCGGTCAATGTTGGGCGAGATGTGGTGCGGATAAATATTTAATAGACCAAGTGAGAGCGAAGATGGATTTTCCAACTACAGTTCAATCTGTTAGATCATTCGCTAAAAAACATCGGATGGCTAGAGCTATATTGGTCGAAGATAAAGCGAATGGTCCAGCAGTCATTTCGACATTAAAACGCGAGATATCAGGAATCATACCGATTAATCCACAAGGAAGTAAGATAGCCAGAGCACAAGCAGTCACACCTATGATTGAAGCAGGTAACGTTTACTTACCAAGAAGCGCATCATTTACTGGTGACTTAGTAGAAGAGTGTTCAGCATTTCCAAATGGACGAAACGACGACATGGTCGATTGCATGACACAAGCTTTAAATAGATTTGGACAGAAACGATCAGCAAGAGTAATAACTTCGAACGCATGGTAAAGGAGGGCGACAATGAACGAGTGGAAGAAGTTTGATAAAGATTTTATAAAGAAAAAGCATGATGACATGTATTTCTATCGTGATTTATACGATGGTAAACATGCGAATATCTTTCCTAGAGCTAAAGAGTTGATTAGCAAAGGCGAGATAATTGATATTCTGCAATACGGAGAGTACAACGCTAAGAACGTAATGACACCATACTTGATGTTGAATATATGTAAAATTATCGTTGATACACCTTCGCTGTTAATCAGTCGAGGGATTGGTAAGGTTAAGACTAACTTTCCGAATAAGGAAGAGTTAGCAAATGACACAACGACAGAAGAAGCGAAAATGATTGAGGGAACAGTTGATAATTCATACAACAGTGAAGTCATCGACTTGCAGCAAGAGACGATAGACCAGATTGTTAAGAACTCAAAGATTGATCACAAGATGAACATCACTCAATTGTTAGTTGATGGTGGTATCGTAGCTGTACCTTCTATGATTAATGGACAGTTAAAGCTGATGTTCAAGGAGCGTAATGTTTATTATCCTCATGATGATGGGCATGGATATGATTTGGTATACGAGTTACCTCAGACTGAAGAAGAGAAAGAAGCGGGTATTGATTATGTCCATATCTATACTGAACGTGAAGATGAGGACAGACTTCTTATACTTCATAAGTTATTCAGAAGAAATGGTGAATCTCAACTTGAAGAGGTAGAGGATTTATCTTTTATCCAAGAAAAATTAGGCATCGAACAGTTATATCAAGAGTTTGAAGGTCGTAAACGTTCGTTTATAGCTTATCTTGCGAATAATGCAACGTTCTATAATAAGCTGGGTTCGTCTGAACTTAAAGGACTTGCAGGACGACAAGATGAAGTGAACTGGACCTTAACAAGAGCATCACAGACATTTGAGCGTAATGGTAAGCCACGTATCAGTATTACAAGAGAAACAATGGATACACTTCGAGCGATTGCAGCTGATAGATATGGTGATGAAAACAAGATTGATCATCGTGATTTAGAGATACAAGAAATCGGTGAGAATGGTCAAGTCATGCAGATACATCAGATTGATGTCGATAAGATAGGTGATATGGCTTATCTTAAAGACATTATTAGAGGGATGCTTGCAGAAACGCAGACATCACAAGCAGCAATGGAATTTGTAAGGACAGATACTGCAAGTCCTCAGTCTGGTGTAGCAAAATTCTATGACTTACTTGTATCTTTGATGAAAGCAGAACAAATCAGAAATGATTATGTTGAATTCCTTAAGAAGTTATTCGAGAGTGCCTTATGGTTAGCGAATAAAGAGAATGACAGTATCATTATTGAAGAGCCTAACATAACAGTTCAAGCGATGATTCCAGTGCCAGAAAAAGAAGTCACTGATGCGAATATTGCGAAGTACAATGCTAAAGTACAATCTCTAGAAGAGACGGTGAGACTGAACAATCCTGATAAGACAGATGAATGGGTGTATGAAGAAGTTGAACGTATTAAATCTGAATCGACATCTCAAGATAGTATGAGTGTATTGAATGGCAATAATACGTTGAATAACTTCTTAAACAATAGACAACCTGATGGAACGCCACTCGATGAACTAGGAAATCCAATCAAGGAGTGATTAGATGAACGCTGAACAACTAACATTGCTGATTGATGAATTGAAGAAGCATATAGTATCACTCCTGCATAATACTGATCATTTAGAAGATAGTGATGTACAAAAAACATTACTGACAATCAATAAAATATTTGATGAACTAGGACTTACTGTTCAAGAGGTGTTACCTGTTGAATTAGCGAAGTCCTATTTTATTGCGATTGATGAAGCTACAGAAGATTTACAAGAGCAAGGCATACAGTTGAATGGTCGAGCAATTGTCGATGGAGTTGTACAAACGGAATTTAAGACACAAGCTAACGTTGAAGCATTATCCAATATCGTTACTGACGCGATGTTAGACATGCAAGCAGCAATTAGAACCGCTAAAGAAAACTTTAATAGTACTTATATGCAGACATTAGAAGCAGTCAGAAGTGACATAAGCAAAGGAATGCTAGATGGCAACAATCGTGAAGCAATCATAAAGCGTGTATCAGATACATTCTTACAAGATGGATTTACTTCGTTTAAGACTGTAGATGGTAAACAGTTACCTTTAGACTTCTACTCACGTACAGTGGTCAGAACGAAAATGAGGACGGCAACGAATCATGGTCATCTAACTAGACATGAAGAAGTGGGTGTCAATCTTGTGACGATAATAGGCAGAGAGCCTACTTGTGGCGTATGCGCAAGATATCGTAACCACGTCTTCAGTATTGACGGAAAAGATAAACGATTCCCACATATCGATGTATACGAACTATTTCCATTGCATCCGAATTGCGAATGCCGTATCAGACCATTCGTAATTGAATATAAAAGTCAGTCTGAAATCAATAAAGCTGTTGTCAAAGCGAAGTCATTTAATCCTGATATCGATCCAAGAGCACAGAAACAAAAAGATGCATACAAGCAAGACCAGGATAAGAAAAGAATAGCAAGACAAGAAGATAAGCATTACATAAAGATGAAAGCGATATTAGGTAATAAAGCGCCAAAGAATATTGGTGCATATCGAAATATCAAGCGTAATAATCCGAGTAAATTTGAAGAGTTTAAGAAGATGATGAGGGGTGAACCTTATGAAGTTAAGGATAGGGCATATTGATTATGAAGTAATAGAACGAAAGAAACCTAAGAATGATGATGGAACTGTCTGTGTAGGCATAATTGATTATTTTGACCATGAAATATTATTAATGAAATCACTTAGTGCTGAGCATAAAAGAAAAACTCTTGCACATGAGATTGCACATGGATTATTACATGAGTCAGGATTCGAAACTGATGAAGGAATTCATTCTGAAGACACAGTCAATCGCATAGGGTTAACTCTGCATGGATTTTTAAAGGATAATATCGAAGCTTTATATGAATTATATAAACCTCTCTAGAGCGAGAGGTTATCGATTATTTTTTCTTTTTTGTTGTTTTTCTTGCTTGAGCTAGTACACTTCCTGCTAAAGAACGTGCTGACTTTGTACTTTTATTAGATTTCAACACTTTGCTTGCAAGTTTAGCCATTTTACTTGAAGATTGTTTGTTATTCTTTTTAGCCATTTAAACACCTCGCTTTCTTATAAAGATAGTATCACGAAAATTTATAAATCACACTTTTATTAAAAAAAGTAAATATATTAAGTAACAGTCGTCCTAGACATGACGTTAAAAGGTCTCTTTATTATGGATAGCTTTAAAACTCACATCCAGAAAGGAATAGTGATCACTTAAGTATCTCGATGGTGGTGGATACCACTCGACCTGTCGAAAGTCGCAAAAAGTCGAAACGTTTGTACAAACGTATTGTACTATCCTAACGCTGTCGTTCAGCGAATAAAAACGAGAAGGAGAAATAGTATGAGACGAAAATTTTTAGAAGACTTAGGACTTGAAGTAGAAACGATTAATGAAATCATGAAAGAACATGGTAAAACTGTAGGTCGTAAAGACACTCAGATTGATGAGCTTGAAAAGGATTTAGAGAATCGTGATAAGCAGTTAAAAGACTTAGAGAACAATCCAAAGATTGACCCTGAATTGCAGAATAAATTGAATGAGTACAGCGAAGAGAATAAAAAATTAAAAGATGAGCACCGAGACATCATTCTAAATGCTGCAATTGAAGTCGCAACTGCTAAAGATGCACATAATCCTAAAGCTGTTCTTAAATTAATTAATCGTGAATCTCTTGAAGTTCAAGAAGACGGAACTATTAAAGGATTAGATGAAGCTATCAGTTCATTAAGAGAATCAGATAGTTATTTATTTACTGCTGTTAATAGTGACGAGACACCACCAGGTAACGATGATAGTGATAAGCAAGACCATGTTAAACCACCTAACAACCTTAATCCTGGAGGACAACAAGGAAATGGTGGTAAAGACCCAGACTTATCTGAAGTCGGAAAAGCACATGCAAAACGATTATTTAATAAAGAATAAGGAGGAAAATTAAATGAATTTAAAACCAAAAGTGAGCGCTCAATATAATAATGCTCCTACAGCATTCCGCGATTTTAAAGCAGTAGAATGGAAAGTGGGTAATGCGGTATTAGACGCTTCTAAACTTAAAAAAGGCCAAGTGATTAAACCTTTTACTGCTATTTTCTTAAATGAATCTACTGGTTTATTTGAATTAGTGGCAAGCGATACACCAGCAACAATGAAAGGTGCATTAATTACAGGTTCAGAAGAAGTAGTTATCGAAGATACTACTACAAATGAATTAGTATCAGCTATCCGCAAAGCATCTCTTATTGAAGAGCGTTGCACAGGTGTAACTGCAAACTTTAAAACAGCAACTCAAGGAAGATTAACGTTTGACGTTTAATCAATATAAAACTAGGAGGGAATTAAATGGTATTAGAGATTAAAGAATTTGAACAACCGGCATTACAAGCATTTATCGCTGAAGCGCCGATTACTAAAGAACACAGACTTGCTAAATGTTATCCTGTTGAGCAAGTTGATGAGATTTCAAGCGTATACGACTTAGTGACAAATCAGAAGATTGTTGCAGGTTCTATCGTTGGATTTAATGCAGGTACTCCTGTAAGAACTAAAGGAGAAGCGAAACAAGCAGTGGCGAAATTAACTAAAATCGCTCACGCATATCACTTAGATGAAGAAGATATGTTTAAGTTCCGTAATCCACGTAATGATGAAGAGCGCCAACGCATTATCGATCGTACATTACTAAGCACAGCTGAATTATCTGAAGGTATTGAAGATACTAAAGAATTGATTCGTGCTGAATTAACATACCGTGGACGTTTCAACTATGAAGATAAACGTGACAACGTTAAGATTCAGTTTGAATTAGAACGTCCTGATGGAAATGATATGACTTCTACAACGAAGTGGTCTGACACTGCTAACTCTACACCATTATCTGATATTGAAGCGGCAATTGCTCAGTATAAGTTAACTAATGGTAACAAAGAACCAGGTTACATTGTTATGACTGAAGCTACTTATGCATTATTCAAACGTTCTAAACAGGTTAAAGACGAGTTATATCGTGATGGATTACAGCCTCGTATCATCAAGGATGGTGAAATCGCTGACTTATTCGAGTCAAACGGTTATCCAACTTTAGAAATCGAAAAAGGTTTCACTACTTTAGAAAATGCTGACGGTACAACTTATGATGTTGCACACTTAGAAGACAACAAATTTGTTTTACATGCTGCGATTATGGGTGCTACGTTAAGTGGTCCTGCTGCTGAAAACAACTTCGCTAAAGGTAAGTTTGCTTATCGAGTAATTTCTCAAGATCCAATCGGAGAAAAAACAATCGTTGGTGAAGTAACATTACCTGTTTCTAAAAACTTTAATGGAAATGTAATTGTGACTGTCTAAATTAGACAGTCTTATTTATTTAATAATAGGAGGGCTTAAAGATGCCAAAAGTATATGTAGATAAAGGTACTGTCATTCATAAAGGACAAGCTTATTTTAGACAGTCTTTAGACCTTACTCAAGAAGAGTATGAGAATGTAAAAGACTTGGTGACAATTGAAGATGCAACTGAAACAACTGAAAAATCATATAAAGATTTAGATGTAGAAGAACTGAAAGCACTAGTCGAAGAAAAAGGCCTTGAAGTCGTTGCTACAGGTAAAAATGGAGCAGTAAAAGCTGACTACGTGAAAGCATTAGAAGAAGCAGCAGAATAATGTAAAGGTGTGATGTTATGGAAACATTGGAACAACATCAATCATTAATCGATGGCACAGTGGCATACATGAACATCATGCCATTACCTGATTATATTAATGAAGTACCAAGTGAAGACTTACCGAAGTATTTGTTTTCGGCCATTCAAGATATAAAGGACTATTTCCCTAATATTGAATTAAATCCTCGAATGGTATATCTGCAACTTGATTACAAGTTAGAAGCAGAAGAAGAAGAAGGCTTTGGAGTGCTTAAGCGTCATAACGTTGAAGACTATACAGTTAAAGATGTTAAAGTCGTATTCAATCATGAAAAGCTATCTCCATCGCTACTAGCGATTATAGATGGAATACTAGCTGAGGAACGAAAGACATCCTTAGGTAGAACAGGGAGGTTGATATAATGAGACCTCCAATGAATCAAAGAGTTTTAGTTCATAGAGCTATTAAAAGCTATGGGAATAATACTTTGACTGATAAATATGGTAGACCTTTAACAGAAAAAGTAGAGTCTAAAGCGCGTGTCAGACGTAAGTCTAACTTGATTATTACAGCAACTGGTACTGAAACAAACACAAACATTGAAATTGATGTACCTTCTCAAATGATTGTCAAAGAAGGAGAAGAAATCAGTTATATCGATATGGATGGTAACGATGGTACGGGTAAAGTTATCTCTTACGAGGAAGCAACTAACGTTACAGGTTCACGCGTTCTATTTAGGACGGTGTTTGTTGATGGCCGATGAGTATTTTAAATTTGAATTTGATGATAGTTACAAAGAACTACAAAGTTACTTCAAAAAATTTGATGAACGCTTTACTAAGATCGTTATTCAAGAACTCGGTAAGTTTGGATTAAGAGTAGAAGAAGTAGCAAAAGCACTTGCTCCACGTGATTCAGGAGACTTAGAAGATTCTATTAATTCTTCTAAGGTTATTGTAGAAGGTAAAACATTCTCGATTACTATAGGTACTAACATGAAATACGCTCTGAGAGTTCATGAGCAGCCAGAAAGTAAAGGTGTTAGACCTAAGTATCAAAGAGGTGTTAAGTACCCTGAATACTATAAAAATGGACGTGGAGAGAACACGCGTAACAAACCGAATGTCAATGGATATAAGCCAGGAAGAAAGTATTTTACTAATGCAGTTAAAGTTACTGAAGACGACTGGAATATAATGTGCGAAAGAATTCTCGCGCGAGTATTGGAGGGTTAGACTGATGATACAAGAGTCAATCATGAATCTGTTAAGAGAAAATATAGCTGGGCTTACTTGGTCAGTCGACTACCGTACATTGGGCGACAATACAGGTACAGTATATTCAGACGGTGGAGAAAAGCCTGGCATCTATGATGATGAGATGAAATATCCGCACTATCAAATCTATATCAGATCAAGTGATTTTGATAAGTGCAAAGACATAGCTTTTAAAGTCTATGCATTGCTCCATAAAAAGAGCGGTTGGTTAGTTAACGAGCAAAACAATGTAATACATGTTTACTTCATCGAAGCGTTGTCTGAGCCACTTAGAATAGGTGTAGAGGATAATGTGATGGAGTATAGCATTAACTTTAGAACAACTTTAAGAATTGAAAACTAAAGCATATTTAGACATCTGAAACGATGTCTATTTTTTATGCAAAAAACAGGAGGAATAAATTATATGAACGCATTTGATAAAAGTATCATGTTCGGTATGGCTAATTTTAAATTGACAGGTACAGACAGCAAAGTTCTCAACTTTGATGGTAAAGCAACAGGAGATGGTACTAGCTTCTTACAAACAGAAGGTGGGGTTCTTACTATTGAACCTAAGTTTAAGGAAATTCAATTTGAAGATACTGGTGAAAGTGACATCGACAATAGAGTTGTCGGTTGGGAAGTAAAAGTTAAAATGACTGTATCTCAAGAAACTCTAGAATTGATTCAATTGGCGATGGCCGGTGCACATGCTATTAAGGATAGTGCAGGGTCAAAATTGATTGGTATTACAGATGGTCCATTAGGTTCATCTAACCGAGATCGTGGAGTAAAAATGGAAATCCACCCACGCCAACTACCAGCTGAAGATAAATCTATGGATATTGTTATCTATAAAGTTGCATCTACATCAGGATTCGAACGAGCATTTAAAAATGAACAAGGTAAATTTGATTTAGAATTCGTAGCTTATCCTAAAGATAACTTTGATATGAGTCAACCAAACAACTTCTTCCAAATCGGACAAGCTACAGCTGAATAACAATATAGCCCTACTTATGCTAGTAGGGTTATTTCTATATTTATTTAAATAATTAATTGAAAAGAGGAATAAAACATGACAAACGAAGTAAAAGTATTAATCACACAGTACATTAATGAAAAAGGTGTATTAAAAGACGATAGTAAAAAAGAAGTAGTAATCAAAGCGATGCGACCATATCAGTTCTTTGCCATTACTAAGGTTTTAAAAACGTTAATCAACGAACTAAATGCTGATGAAAATATCAACGGTGCATTAGTCGGTCTCTTCGATACGGTAGAAGAAGGTATGGATACTAAAGATTTATTAAGTGCATTATCAGCTCAGTTCGTTAAGGATTCAGCTGGATCAATCGGATTATTATTAGAGGTTGCTCCTGAAAGTGCTTTAGAACTGATTTCAATCTTATCTGAGGTGCATCCTGATCAATTAAAACTTCAAGAGATGGATACATTCTTTGACGTTGTAGATGCAATTGCAGAAGTTAATGATTTAGCTAAGGTTGTTGAACGTGTAAAAAAGTCTACGAAAAGTTTTCAGAAGAGTCTCAAATGGGGCGAGAAAGTTACTCAAGCGACTCTAAGTCCAGTGAACTAAGTGGTTATGAGCTTGAAGATGCTCTCGTATATAAGCTTGCGCATAAATTAGGTGGAAGATCAGAAATCATTGATATGCCACTTGAAGAAGCGTTAGCTTATTTAATTATCATTATTGAACAGGAAGAGCAACAAGCAGAAGCTAAGAAGTGGGATTTATATATGAATCACATGTCACGTATTAATGCGAATCCTGCGCAAGATAAGGATGATGTTAAAAGACAGAATCAATTTATCGAAGGTATTGATCCTATGAAAGAAAATAAAGCGCTTGAAATGCCTAAAGAATTAGAGTGGAACTTCGAGCAGCTTGAACAATTAAAAGCATTACAAACTTAATTAATTATTTAAATGAATATATAAGGAAAGGAGGAGGTTTAATGGGAACAATTCAAGAAACAGGCGTCAAGTTCGTCATGCAAGTTGATGAGATGTTTAAGAAATTCGGCTTATTAGAAAAAAGTTTTGACAATTTACCTCTTGCAGCTGAAAAAGCAACAGATAAGATGAACAAAGCATTTGGAGATAGCATTGAGTCAATTAAATCATTTGATGATTTATTGTCTAAAAGTGGTAAGGATTTCGATACAAAAGCTGTACAATCTGAATTACAGAAAGCTCAAAAAGAATTCGAAACAACAGGTCAAGTGAACAAAGAAACGATGCAATCTTTACAAAAAGAAATTAAGAATGTTGATTGGAAATCTTTAGATGTAAATTCACGTCAGGCCTTCAAAAACGTTATCAATAACGTTAATAGCGTTGAGCGTAATATGAAGAAGTTAGAAGATGTGAAGTTCTTAGAGAGTTTACCTGAAGATGCGAAAGAAGCAGGTAAGCAATTAATCCTTTTAGAAACAGATGTCAATAAAGTGTCTAAGTCTATGAAAAGCATAAATACCGATGCTGATTTCTCTAAACTTAACAAAGGATTACAAACTGCTAAATCTGAATTGAATTCAGTTGGTAAAGTGTCTGATGACACGATGAAATCAATTAATGCAGATATTCAAAGTGTTGACTTTAGTAAATTGCCTGATGGCGCTAAAAATGCATTCAATGAAATCGAATCGAAAGCACAAAGTCTTGAGTCGTCTCTAAAAAATATCGGTAAAGGTGCAGATTTATCAGGTGTTTCAGGTGGTATGCAAGATATTGCTAGTAACTCTGACAAAGCAGACAGTAACGTCAGTTTACTTGCTGGAACATTAGGAAAGTTTAAAGGCGCTGGATACGCTGGGATAATAGCAGGAGTTGGTGCTGCTTTCTTAAAAGTAAATAAAGGCGCATTAGACGCTAATGATGCAGTACATGAATTACAAGTACAGACTGGTGAAACAGGCAAGGAATTAGAAGGACTCAAGAAAGTGATGTATGACATCTACGGGAATAACTTTGGCGAAAACATGGCTGATATTGCTGATGTCTTATCAATTGTTAAAAGCGCTACTAACCTTACAGGCAAAGAGCTTCAAAAAGCTACAGAAAACTCGATATTAATGCGCGACTCATTTGAATGGGAACCAGAAGAAAGTATGAATGCCGTTCGAGCTATGATGCATAACTTTAATATTTCTCAAGAAGAAGCATTTAATTTGCTTGCACAAGGTCGTCAACAGATGGGTAAAGGCGCAGATGATTTATTAGATACTTTCAAAGAATATGGTTCAGCTTTTCATGAGTTAGGATTTAATGGTGAAGAAGCAATGAACATGATGAATAATGCATTAGATGCCGGAATCATGAATACAGATAAAGCAGGAGACGCTATTAACGAGATGTCTATTAGATTGGCTGAAGGTTCTAAAGAATCAAATCAAGCAGTAGAAGACATTGGTCTTAAAGCGGGAGATGTTCAAGAAGCCTTTTCTAAAGGCGGTAAAGAAGCTAATGACATGTTCTATAAGATTGTTAACGGGCTTAAAAATATGGATGATCCGGTATCCCAAAATGCTTCTGGTGTAGCAATATTCGGTACTATGTGGGAAGACATGGGTTCAAAAGCGATGTTAGCGCTTGGTAATACTAAAGGTGAAATTAGCACGACAAAAGATGCATTAAAAAATATGAATGAAGTCAGATATGATAACATTGCAAATGCTACACAAGGGATAGGTCGAGCGTTTACTGCAAATGTCCTTTTGCCATTGCAAGATAAGATGATGCCTGCAATCAACGGTGGAATAAATATTATGTACAAATTCGCTAACTCTATTAAGAAAGCATTTGATTCCTTTAAAAACATACCAACAACAGATATACTTCAAAAGTTAGGGTTTAGTAACGGAGAAGCAAATAACATCATAAATTGGTTCAATACGTTAAAACAACAATTGTCAATTGCAGGACGGGCAGTAAGTTCCTTTGTTATGAATAACTTAGGATCAATTAAAAAGTTCTTTACAGGTCCTGATGGCCAACAGCTACTTCAAGCAGTGAAGAATATCTTTAATGGAATACTTGCTGTCGTTAAGTTTGTCTTCCCACTTGTTAAAAGTATCATAGTTTCAATATGGAAGAACATCCAAGGTGTAATAAAAGGCGGCCTTCAAGTCATTAAAGGCTTGATTCAAGTTTTTAGTGGATTGTTTACTGGCGACTTTAGAAAGATGTGGGAGGGTATTAAAAATATCTTCTCCGGAGCAATAAAGTTAATTTGGAACGGTGTACAGCTATTATTTTATGGAAAACTGCTTAAAGGCGGCTTAGCCTTTGCTAAATTATTCGCCGGCAGCTTTAAATCCATGTGGAAAGGTATCCTCAATTTATTTAAGAATTTCGGTAAATTTATATGGGATACTTCAACAAAAGTATCGAAAAACGTCATTGGTGCTTTCAAGAATCTATGGACAGGTTCAATGAATATCATAAAGAATTTAAAATCAGGACTTTATAATTCTTGGGTGTCTATAAAGAAAACAACAGTAGATGCAGCGGTTGGATTAAAGAACGGTGTCGTTGGTGCATTTAAAAACACTTGGAATGGTATAAAAGGCTGGATTAAATCGATTAAAGATGGCGTAATCGGCATGAAAGATGATGTTGTAAAATCAGCAGTTGAAATGAAAAATGGTTTGAAAGATAAAGTCGTTGGCGGACTGAATTTAATGATTGATGGCGTAAACTGGGTAGCTGATAAATTGGGGATGGGTAAACCATTAACTAAAATCGATGCTAGTAAATATTCTACAGGTACTGGAGGGCATCCTGAAGATGGATGGGCGACTGTAGGAGATAAAGGTCCAGGCAACGGAAAAGGCACTAGAGAAATTGTTCAATTCCCAAACGGACGTACAGCATTATTCGAGAAAGAAACAACATTCTGGATGCCTAAAGGAACACACGTTTATAACAATAAGCAGACCGAAGAAATACTTGAACCGAAGCGTTATTCGAAAGGTAACGTGGGCGATTTTGCTATGGGTATGCTTGTCAAAGGCATGGGCAACGGCATAGTAGCTTCAAATAAAGTAGTCGGCGCCAAGAAGACAAAGAAAGCCCTAGATTATACAGCGAAAAAGGGTTCGGAAGTTGAAAAAACAACAAGAGCTGGTGTAGCAATTGCTGAAGACTTACTTGAATACATCGAGAATCCTGGTAAATTAGTGGATCTTGCGATGAAAAAGTTTGGTGTAGACTTTAGTGGTATTGCTGGATTACCTGGCGACATGATGGGTAAAGCTTATAACTTGTTGAAAAAACAAGCTGTTAAAGTTGTTACCGGATGGCTTGATGAAGCGAGTGGTGCTAACGCAGACGGAAGTGAGATTCTTAATTGGCCTAGAACTACACCGTATAGTCCTAACGCAGCAGTGCCAGGATATCCTACTTCTTTCAATGGTGGACGACACTATGGTATCGACTTAGGTATACCATCAGGAACAACAATTCATGCGCCGACAAGCGGTATTGTTTCTCAACAATCTAACTATGGCGGCGGTATGGTAGCACGTTTATTATCAGGTAAAATCGCTCAATACTTCCTACATTTAAGTAAGGTATTGAAAACAGGACCTGTTAAACAAGGTGATGCAATCGCAAAGTCTGGTAACTCTGGGCAATGGACAAATGGAGCACATTTACATTATCAAGTAGAAAGTCCGGCGTCGTCAGAACTTACAAACAGAAATACGATTGACCCTGTACAATTCTTGAAAGGTAAAGGCGGCGGTGGTGCAGGAATACTCAAAGGTGTTTCAGCGCCTGGTAATATATCAAACTGGATTTCAAGTGCTATTAAAAGAACAGGTGTACCTGATTCATGGGCTCCTTACCTTAAAACTATTGCTAAATACGAATCCGGATTTAATCCTGCAGCTGTTCAACATGGTTATGTCGATCAAAATACAGGTGGAAATGAAGCGCGTGGATTAATGCAGGTAACTCCTCAAACATACAGAGGTTTGATGGGAACAACTGAAGGTATGATGAATCCTATTAATAACATTACTGCTTCAATCAAATGGATTAAGTCTCGTTACGGAACAGTAACTAACATTCCGGGTATGGCATCTGGTACATGGCGTGGTGGCTATGCGAATGGCGGTATCATTCCTAAAGATTCCATTTATCGTGGTGGTGAAGAAGGTAAAGAGGTTGTAATTCCTACTGTTCCTAAGCGTAAAAAACGAGCAAATGAATTAATCGCATTAGCTGATAGAATGGTTAATGGTAAGCCTAAGAGATATGCCAAAGGTACTAAAAAACCATCTACTCATAAAGTAAAATGGGGAGATACGCTATGGGATATTAGTCGTAAAAATGGTACTACAGTAAAAGCACTGCAATTATTAAATGGTATTAAAAATCATTTAATCTATCCTGGTCAGATTATTAAATTAACAGGTGCTATTACAGGTTTAAAAAAGAATGTATCACAACAATCAAAGACGCATAAAGCAACAGTACAGGCATTAAGTAAAGCACAAAGAATGTACAATACGGGTAGCGCTATCGCTAAACGAGGTAAAACGAGCGGTAAAGTTACTGGTAAAGAAGATATCGCAATCGGTAACTTAATCATGGCCAACATGAAGAATATTGGTAAGTTACCTGTCGAGAAGATGCAAGCTAATCTTAATGCGATTAACAAGAAGATAAATTCAGTCATTGCATCAAATGAAGGTAAGATAGCAACTCTAAATAATAAGATTGTAAAATCTTCTAAGTCTGCTGAAATTAAAGGTGCAAGCAGAGAGATACAAAACCGTAAGAATAATATCGCTACACTCAATAAAAAGATTAAAAAGACTTCAAACAAAAAACTTATTGCTAAATATAAGAAAGATATCAAAGCGCATCAACGAAAAATATCTTCGCTCGAAAACAAAATCAAGCGTGCTACTAATAATAAAGTAGCAAACAATGCAAGAAGTGATATCGCTGCATATCAAGCACAAATCAACAGTTTGAAGAAGTTGAAACAAAGCGAAGTATTGAAAACTAATTTTCTTAATAGTTTAGTCAAACAGAAACAACGACTACAGAATCAACTTAATAAGAAAAATGAAGAACGCAATGCATTAACAGAATCGAAAATGTCGTTTAGAGATAGTATAAGAAATTCTTATCGTGGTTATGCAGGCTTTGAAGCGGCAAAAGGTAATACATCAAGAGACTTTATAGCATTTATGAAATATCGACTTAACAGAATGAAGAAGTTTGCAGCAAACGTTACGAAATTAAGAAAAATGGGATTAGATCCTACAATCTTAAGAGAAATTCTTTCAGGTGGTATTGAATCTGCTATACCTCGTGTAGAAACTTTAGTCGGTGGAGGTAAGAAGAATGTTCTTGAAATTAATAAGTTACAGAAACAAGTAATTAGCTATGTTAACAATCTTTCAAATGAACATTCTCGCTTTGGTTACGATAACGAAATTAAAGCTAAAGACAAAGAAGTTGCATCAATTAAGAAACAACAGACATCTTTACAAAGTCGAGCAACTAGCTATTTGACTGCTAAACCTAAAACGAAACCTAAGGCAAAACCTAAATCCCCTGTTAAGAAGACTGTAGCATCAAGGGTTAAATCCAAGGTAACACCTAAAGCAAAACCTAAAAAAACGAGAACTCATAATATTAAATGGGGCGACACATTAGGTGGAATTGCAGCAAAATATCATACATCTGTATCTGCTATCAAGAAATTAAATGGTTTAAAATCAGATATGATTTACGCTGGAAGAAAGCTTAAGATACCAGGATATGCTAAGGGTGGTATTGTAAATATCCCTCAAATAGCATGGATTGCCGAGGGTGGCTTTGCAGAATCGATTATCAGTCATGATCCATCACAACGTGTTCAACAGCAGAAGATTTGGAAAGATACTGGCGATAAGCTTGGATTCACTAAAGACGATGCCCTAACATTAAGAATGATTCAGCTATTAGAAGAACAGAAAGAGTTGCAACGCTTAATGGCTCAAAGAGAAACAGTGTTAAAAATCGATAAGAAAGTAATCGCTAAAGAAATTGCGCCTGATATCGATAAAGAAATGGCTCAAAATCTTAAGTACAGAAATAGGGGGTTAGCGAATGTCTAATAGATTACAAGCTGGTTTCAGCATATACGGTGAACATTCACATTCTAGAGACATGTTAATGAGTAGCTATAGCTTTCCAACTCCTAAAATGAAAGAAATCAAAGAAACCGTTCCTTATATGAGCGGTTCTTATGATTTCTCTTTTTTGTATGGAAAACCATCTTATGAAGACCGTCAAATATCGTTTGAAATGATAGTATTTTGCAATGATTATCAAGATAGGTCAGTTATTATTACGGATATAAAAAAGTGGCTATATGGCAAGCCTATGAGTCAACTACGATGTGATGTGTACGAAAACTTAGAATACTATGTTAAATGTGTTGATATTGAACCTGAAATATTATCGTATGGTATCAACTTCAAAATAGTATTTGAAGGGCATCCGTTTGCTAGAAATGTAATTGATAATAGTGAGGTGATATGATGTATCGGTTAAAGTTATATAACGTTGATGATGCAAGTAAAAAACATACAATACTAGATTTATCGAACGGTATATCTGAAGTGTCATCAGCAACCTTAGAACGACAGGTAAATTCCATAGATTCATCAAGTATTTCACTATTTCATAGTTTCTTACAGCAATCAGCGTTTAATATCAAATCTTTCAAAACAATGCTTGAAATCTATAATACGAAGAAGAATAAATATGAGTTTAGAGGGCGTGTGATTACTCCAGATCATTCAATGGAATCTAGCGGCGAATTCAAACATCAACTAACATTTGAAGGTGCTAAAGCATTTCTAAAAGATAGCCTGCAAAAGCAGTCGTTTGAGTTTGATAAAGCACCAATAGACTTACTTAAGTTAGTTATCAACCATCACAATAGCGAAGTCGGGGCTGAAACTTATAAACGCTTTACTGTAGGTACTGTAGATGTACCTAAACCTGTGATACCAGCAGATGAAACATATCGAGAAGAAGAAAAATACTTTTATAGGTATGATGACAAAGATACTTTGACAACCATCGAGGAAGATTTAGTAAATAAATACGGTGGTGTAATAATCATTGAAATCACTGAATCTGCAAATATCATACACTGGTATAAAGATTACGCTAAAGAAAAGACTACTAAAATCGCACTCGGAGAAAATCTACAGAACATCCAATACAAGATAGATCCTACCGACATTATTACAAGATTAAAGCCTTTAGGAGTATCAAGTGAAACTGCAAACGGGCAAGAGATTAAATTAACGATTGCTAATGTTAATAAAGGTAATCCGTATATCGATATTCCTGAATTAATTAGTATATATGGAGTTCAAACAGGTGCGGTTGATTTTAATGACATGTATACGCCAGAAACTTTAAAAGCAGCAGCTAACAAATGGATAAAAGAGCAGAATAAGAAAGTAGCAAATGTATCTATCTCATTAGACGCAATTGATTTAGAGTTGATTGGATTACGTCCTGACTCTTTAGAAATATATAACATGCATCTTGTAGAAGTACCACCTTTGAATATTAACGACAAGATGAAAATAATCGGAGAGAGTATTGATTTAATTCAACCGCATAATAAATCTATAACCATCGGAGACAAGCCTTGGACAATGGAAGATGTTCAGAAGCAGATTGCGAGAGAGCGTACAAGAGATGTTGAAAGAAAGTTAGCAGAATCAACAACAGCCCTCAACTCAAAAATCGGTGTTGTATCTAATGATCTGCAAAACGTAACAAAGGGATTTAATCAATCTACTTCAACGTTACAAACAAACATTCAGTCGCAACAACAGTTGATTACTGGTGTTACTTCAGGCGTGACATTGAGTGATGTTAACGGATTTCAACCAATTAAGAACAGTACGTTGAATGTTGGAATGTCAGTATTCAGAGTAAGTCCACCACAAATAGATTACGGTGTTCAAATTAGCGAGGGTTTCTTCACTACAACGAGTAATTCACCACTTCAATTTGATGGTTATACCGTTATACATTTTCAAAGGTATCTCAAAGTAAGTTTCTCATCTTATATGAGTGATGGTGGAAGTGGAGTAATAGAGGTCTTTAGCTATGACGGTATAACAACGACTTACTACAATTCAGTTATTGTAGATGCTATAGGTAAAGGCAGTCAAAGGTTGAATGAATTATTAATTGATTTAGGAAGACCAACAAAAAGAGTGCTTAACTTCTATTTCAGAATTAAATCGAACAGTGCATCGAGTATTAATGTAAAGACATTATATGTTGGAACAACAGATTATTAGGAGGGATGACATGGAAGCCTGGTCAGTATTAACTAAGATGATTGATGGAGAAGAGAGGATAGTTAAAGCAGGACTGAATATCGTAGTAGATGATGACTACGACAGAGCAATCATTGTCGATGAAGTCAAAGCAAGACAATCAGAAAAGTTAGAAGTAAAAGACGGAGTTGTATCAGTGAAAGCTGATGCGACTCTTTTAACTTTAAAAGAACTTAATGAAGTAACAAAACTAAAGGAGATTATACCAGTAGTAATCTCGAAAGAAACGGAGGAGTATGATGAACATTAACTCGATAAAGACTAAAGATAGATTTCACAACTTTATTAGGATAAAACAATTGGATAATACAAGTCCGATAGAGGTCCTTCTATGCGATTCTACAGGGGCGCTTCTATCTGGTTTAAACGAAAAGTGTACTGTATCTATCTATGATGCTATCTCGAGAGAGGTGAGGCAAGTAAGTGACGAACAAATAGTAGATGGAGTATTAAGTTTTAAAATAGTCAATGACCTACTCCCTTGCACACACAAGCTCGAAGTTACGACATTCTCAGGTGTTAAGTTCCCTGCAGATGATGACTTTCAAATCTTCGTTTCAGAATCACATAATAGTAAATTAATTAATGTCATTAAATCTATACCTACAGAATTAGCATTAAAAGTAGTTACACAACAAGTGATGAATCGCTTCAATAGTATTTCTGATAACTTCGTAAATTACATTAAAAAAGGTGAAGTAACAGTCAATGATTTAGATGTTAGAGAGAAAAAAATCACTAAGGAGTATATCTCAGACGATTTAATAAATAGTATTCAGAGTTCTGAAGCGTTATCTAAAGAGAATCAATCTAAATTTACTAGCTACGTCAAAAAAGGAGAGGTGACTGTAGGAGATATTGATAAGAATAAAGGGTTGTTAGATGCTTCTTTTTTTAGTTCTACTTTTTTGAGTCAGCTAAAAGGAGGTACAATAAATGCTACTAATTTACTTGATGGATCCGTTACTAATCTAAAGTTAGCAGATAAAGCTATCACAAATGTAAAGCTTGCTGATAATCACGATTATGTTAAAACTTTAGAAAATGATACAGATACTTACTCTGTTGTTAGAACAGGTAATTACATGCTTAACGCAAACGGAGGATATTTAAATTTACCACCAGACGCGGATAGTAAAAGAGTATATCAGTTAAAGGTCGAGTCTATTAGTAATGTCTGGTTAATGCAAACATTAGTCGATTTTTCAGAACCTAAAAATCAATGGAAACGAAGAATCCATAAGACTTCTACGAGTGTTAGAGAGCAGTGGAACACTAATTTTAATTTAAGAAATGGATCAATAGGTGGCGTGCAATTGATGGACGCTTATTCACTTCGTAATAATTTAAATAGCGGTACTGATATAAACACCATTTTTAAAGAGGGTACATATGTCGGCATCAGTACTAGCAACTATACTAATATACCGAAAGAATTGATAGGTAAAAACTTCGTACTACAAGTCATTCCAGCTCGTGCTGATGGTGCTTTTAAACAACAAATCATAACACCTTTTGATGATTTAACTACGACATATAAGCGTTTTACTATTACTAGAGACGGCAATGCAGATTGGCAGATGTATAGAATTTCTTCTGAAGACGTTTCAAAACCTCTAGCAGGTAAGATTATTGTTATACCAGGAGATTCTATCGTAGAAAACGGTGACTGGCCTGAAAAATTTGCAGCAATAACAGGAGCAACCGTAATTAAAGCAGGTTTTGGTGGGTGTAGAATGGCACAACATACGCAAAGTGGTAATGGGCTTTTATACGACAAACAATGTATGTATAGATTAGTTGATTACATCAAATCAGGTGATTTTACAGAACTAATTCAAGCTACTGAAGATATGGTTAGAGCAAATGGAGATGATAACAGAACTCAAGCGCTGGCTTTATCTAAGGCGGACTGGTCTGAAATTGATTATATGACTATCGCTTTTGGTACAAATGATTTTGGTGGAGATATTCCGATTGGTACTGATGCAGATATGGATGGCACTACATTTAAAGGTGCACTTAACAAAGTAATTAAAACAATGAGTGAATCAAAGCCACATATTAAATTAATGTTTATAACACCCTTCTATCGTGATAGATTCCAAGCAACAGGCGACGGTAAAAACAGTGATGATTTTCCAAACAACACAGGCGCGTATTTAAAAGAATATGTTCAAGCAATAGAAACTATCGCTAAGAAACACCATATTCCAGTAATTAATATGTACGACAATTCCGGTATCAATAGATATAATCAATCATATTATCTAGCTGATGGACTCCATCCTAATGCAACCGGATATGCTTATTTAGCTGATACACTAGCAAGACAAATGATAGCGAGATTATAAAAAAATAGGAAAAATGAACCCTATGCAAAACTAAGTGAAATATATGTTAATTAAGTCGAACTTCTCTAGAAATAGAGGGGTTTTTATTATAAATAAATTTAAAAAGGAGTTGATAGCCTTGTGATAAAGAAGTTTATTGATCGTTTAGATAATTTAAGTACTGAAGGCTGGATTGCCATCATGAATTACATCGACGTCAGTCTTGATAAACTAAACGATAGAAGTCAAAAGAACGAAGATAAAGTTGATAAGTTACGTCAAGAGTTTGATGAGCTGAAAGATGAAGTTGGAGACGTTAAGGCTATCATAGACAGTAATACAGAACTAAGTAAGACGATTAAAAAAACAGCGCTTGGAACTGTAGTAACGCTCGTCATAGGTTACATCGGTTTCAAATTAGGAATAGTGAGGTGATAACATGAGAAGTCCTAAAGTAAATGAGATTTTCGTAATGTTATTTAGTCTGTATGTATGGTTCACATTAACTGTTGAGCCTAATCTTTTCGTTTCAACAAATGGGAAATCGGGTCAAATTTATGCTACTTACATTGGTATGGTTGGTAATCAAGGTAATCTAGCTATCATAAGTGCAGTAGTTTCAATATTATATTTTGCAAATCTGTTCACGAGAAAGTATGAAGTTATTACGTGGGTTCATATTATAGGATTGATTTACTACTTATTTATAAGTGCATCGTTTCTTATCAACTATCCAAATATTGCATTTGGAGTTATGAGTATGGTTAGTATATGGCTATTCTACGACTTGATGAAACTTATCGATAAAGCAGAAGAAGAAAAGAAAGAAAAAATATTAAAGAAAAACGGAATTAAGCATTAGGTCATTGACCTTGTGCTTATTTTATTGGAGGTAAACAGATGAATAAAGAATTACAGTTAGCTTTGACACGTTTAGTCGTGCTATTAATTGCACTAATCAATTCTGCTCTAGCGCATTATGGAAAGCCGTTAATTAAAAGCGATGAAACATTTATCTATCAAACATTAAGTGACTTATTTTTAATTGGATCTATTGCGTGGACTTATTGGAGAAACAACAATATTACTCGTAATGCACAGCAAGCGCAGGAATTTAAAAAAGTATTAGATATCGAAAAAAACAACGAAAATATGGAGGGGAAATAATATGGCTAAAAATAAGATCGGTACTTGGAATGGTGTTCCTGTTTATACAGATTTCTTACCTATCGGAACAAGAAGAACAGGGCAAAGATTGAACAGTGGTAATCCTAAGTTTGCAGTATTTCATGACACAGGAAACCCTAATACAACAGCACAACAGAACGTGAACTACTATAAGAATACTTATATGCAACCATGGGATAGTGTTGCATCAGCGCATATCTTTGTGGATGATACTGAATGTATTATCTGTATTCCTGTAACTGAAAAAGCATGGCACGTGATTTACAGTACACCAACAGACAATGCTTGGTATGGTGCAGATGCAAACGATGTAGCATTTGGTATTGAAGTATCGTACTACAGTGATAGAAATAAATCTCTTAAATCGTTAGATAATGCTTGTCGTATTATGGCAGCTTTATGTAATTCGTGGGATATTAATCCGCGTAATCAAATGCCTGGTCATCAAGATATCCAAGCTGATAAACAAGATCCAGGTAATCTATTAGCTGCTTGTGGTTATAATAGACGTGATATGACTGTGATTGACAATCTAGTTGTGAAATATATGAATGGCGATGCACCTGTTAAGAAAGTTGCGCCTGCACCTAAAAAAGTAGTGAAACAATCGCCACCTGTAAAAAAACCTGCATCAAAAGGTTCTAAACGCATTAAAGCATGGTCTAAGACACCTCACTACAAAGGAACGATTCAATATAACGCATCACTAAGACAACGCTCAGGTAGTGATTTCAGTAACTACACATTCAACAAAGAAATTGGAACGCTTAAAAAAGGCGATACTGTCTATATCTTCGAAGAAATTCAAGATGCAGAAGGCAACATTTGGTGCAGAACATATTCGCCAAGTAATAATGGTTGGGTACACAAGCATACAATTAAATAAATGAACTTTAATCCCTACATTCAGAATAAGAGTGTAGGGATATTTTTGTTTGGTAACAACTTATTTATCCATATTTATTTTGAATATAGATAACACTGCATTTATTTCTTTTACATACAGATACTTATTCATGTGAAAGTTATTCTTTTAAAAAGAACGTGTGTTCTGTTATAATTGAATTACGTTGTTGCGGTTAATATCTTCCCCGGTATTAATCGCTATTTTTATACATAATTTACAAAACGATATATACAACCTAATTTGTAAAAAGTATAATTTGTTTAACAACGTGAAGAAAGAGGTTAGGGGAATGTATTTAAATAATAATAGTAGTATTATACGAAAATTTCTAAATAATAGTTCGAATATTACTCTTGAATTTTATGTATTCAGAAACACAAAAAATATGGACAATAAATATCAAGCTAGAGAAATTAATATTAGTTCTGATTTAAAAAAATTTTTAAAAGAGAACCTATTAAGGAGTTTAAAAGAACTCCAGACAGATCAGAAATTTCATGCTGTAAAATATAATAGTGAGTTTGAAGTGCATGATAATCTATCATATTTAAAAATAAATGAAATAAAAACTGTTAAAAATAATTTTAAAGCAATGAAATTAGCTATGGGTGAAAATGAATTAAATATAAAATATGCAAGTTATCAGTTTTTGAAGTTGATTGATGATACTAATAATAAAGCTAGTTATATTTGTTTTTATCAAGGAAACAGAGGAGCAGGAACTAATAAAAGATTAGTATTTAAAAGAGAAACATTCGACCTAGTAGATGAAGATCTTATTACAGTTGGGGGTGACTTAGATTTTATTATATCTGAAGATGAAAAGATCTATATTAAATCCATAAGACCGTTTGAATGGGCATTTCAGTATACTGATCATATAAACCGCATGCGAGACGAAAATATAAAAAAAATATTAAATCAAGAAGTGTTTAGCAATGATTTTGGAAAAAACTATTTTAAGTCAGAAGCAGAAAAATATATTCGTTCTAGATCTATTGCTCAAATGAAAGATGATACTTTGAAAAATCTTAAAACACATTTTGAAAAAAGATGTGATGATCTGATAATAATAAAAAAAGAATTTGAAGATAAACAGGCAGATAATAAAGAATTAATTAGTAAATATGGAATACTGATAGATCTTTTAGATTTCATAGATTTTGAAAACAAAAAAATTGTTATTAATGATGCGAATAAGTCAAATATAAATCCTATATTTCATTTATTTCAGAATAAGATTGTTGAATCTTTTTTAACAAAAGAAATACAAACAGCAGTAGGTTTCCACGAAAAAGGTGATTAATATTAATGAATCTAAAATAAAACAATTCTTTTTATGGTTAATAGCATATATTCCAATAATAGCTTTAGTACTCTTCAAAACAAATAGTATTAAAGAGATATTAAAACACTTTAGCTTTTTAAAATCCTATAAAATTGTAATTAATAACGAAGAAATATTAAAAGGAATATGTTTTCTCTTGTTATTATTTTTTATATATTTTTATTTTGCAAAAATTTATTTATTTTTTGAGCTGAAATATACAAAGAATAATAAAAATGGACAAATAAAATCTTATAAAAATATGACTGTAAATGAATATTCTTTCTTTGTCTTAACTTTATTTATGCCTCTTTTATTTGAGGATATAAATAATGCTCTAGATTATATGGTGTTCTTTACCCTGATATTTTTAATTATTATGATATTTACTAAGACAAATAATATAATAGTAAATCCTATATTTCTATTAACCAATCTAAAAGTTTTAAGTGTTGAAATAGAAAATTCAGGTGTTAGAATAAAGGGTTACGCCTTAGTAAAAAATAATATTGATCTAAATGAGGAAATAAAGTATACTCAAATATTTGAAAATGTATATTATGTATTTAGTCAAAAAGATAAAATATTATAAAAGCTCTCTTAAATTTTATGTAAAACTAAAAAACGACAATAGATAACATCCTCTGGAGTTTAAAATTGCAGTTAGGGAGTATAAAGCCTTGATAAAACTGTATTTTGAATTTTACTGGATGTTATTTTTTTTGCTATATGTAATACGGTCATGATGAATCTGTTGAGAACAAAGTTGAAAAGTCAACTAAAACATAAGGTCTGTAAAGTTCACTACTTATCTGGCATACCCTCAGCAAAAAAGAGCTTACCTAGATAAGGCAGCTCTTTTTTCGGGTAAATACCCGAATTTATCAAATTTCGGGTATATGACCGAGTTCACAATATTTCTACTATAAATTTAAAATTAAGCAAAAGTTTTTCATGATCATAACATGTCCTAACTTGCACTTCTTGATTGAATTCATCTATTTTTTCAATTACGCAATCAATTTCATGTAATTGATGATCATTGTGATAGATTATAGTACACGATGAAGGCATACACGAATAGTGATGTAACTTAACGTTGATTTCAATTATTTGTTCATCGCTTAATGCAGGCATATAAAAATAGTCTTGCGTTTCTATTTGACGTTTTATGTCGGCATACTGTTGTGGCATAGTTGCGAATGGTGCCCATTTAATCATGCCGCGTCCTTTAGGTATGTTTCTTTCAAGATATTGTGAAGGAACATTTTTGTAATTAGTTTCTTCTATTAAATGTTCTGGAACGGTAGGGTGGTTAACGTTTAAATTGTGGGCTTTCACTAAGATCACCAATTTCAAATATGATAGAGTAGACTTTATCAGGTTCATTTTCAACGCCCTCACTAAGTATTTCTTCAATAGGTAATAAAGAAACATCTCTTCGGTTTTCTTCTGTTATAAGATTATTTTTATATAACATGTGATAAACCTTTGTTTTAGCATCTTCTACACCTACATCAGTTAAACCGAATTTACATTCCTGGTATTCATCCTTAAGGATATCGTATGTAATCTCATCGATAATAATACATTGTAATTCTTTCATGTTACCATCTCCTTCACTTAAATTATAGAACATACGTTCGTATTAATTCAAGTGAATTTCTAAAGTTGAGACCTAATTGCTGAATATTTTTCAGATGTCTCAGTAGATGTCTCAATAATATATAATGGTGTGAAAATTGAAAGATAAAAATTAAGGGGAATTATTGATAATATAAGGAAGTATAATGTAGAAAAATATGAAATAAATGTCTATTGTATACCGTATGCAGGTGTCTGAGTGGGAACGTGACCAATTTATGAAGCAGTATTAATAGAAGTAGGGTGCATATTACTTATTAAATCAAAGACAAATAGAATTTATCTAGTAAATGCCAGGTATTAAACAAAATGAATATATAATCAAAATCAAATATCTAAAAAGGGAGAGAATCTAGTATTCTCTCCCTTTTTAAATGGAATCAATATTTCAAAGATCGTGTAAGTTCTGATATTATAGGATAAATGTTCTATAATAAAGGTTTGATTAAAGTGTAATGGATGATAAGAATATTGTAAAAGAATCATAAGTGATATTAAGTCTTATTGATAATCCTGAATCTGTAGCTATATTTGAGTATTCAATTCCGGAGTCCAAATTAATGTAAACAAGAATACCGTCCTCTAAATCAATTATTGTGAAAGATAAGTCTGGTTCTGTAAAATATAGAAAGTTGAGAGTATTTTTAAGTTTATATGTATTCATTAAAAGTATATCTTCTTCGAATAACGCGATTTCTTTTGAAACATTCCTATTGTCATAACTTATTATCAAGTTATATACAGTACATACATCTCTTTCTTCCTTTTTCACTAATATAAGAGCTATATTATTTTCTTTATAGTCTCTATCTTTAAGTACGAACTTTTTTTCCATATTTTTGTGTCCTTTTATACATTCTTTTTTTGTATATATGAAGTTACGACAGGATTATTTTTTACTACTAATATTGTACTTGTCGCTTTATTTTATAGAATTTTAGCACCTATATTTCTACCTGTGTATTTGACTAAATAAAACTCCTATTAATTTTATACAATTATAATATAGTTTAACATAATTTGCTAAAATGGTATAAAATAGGTTTATTGTCATGTAGAAATATTATAAAAGGTAGAATAAAATTATAAAAGGTGAGAGTATATGAAAAAACATAGAGGACTTAAGAAAATATTTAAATCAACCTTGGATAATTATCATGAAAATTTTATTAAATATAATGGATATATAGAATTATACGTTCCGCAAATAGGTTTTATGAATGAAGATATCAATGGGAAAGAATATCAAATTATCAATGTTCTAATTGAAAATACTAAACATTCTATTCCAAAGGATGCAAATTTTATGTATGTGATAGATGAACTAAATATTTTGGATAGTCATATAATTATAAGTGACGATAGTAATGATTTTAATTTAAACCTCAGGCAGGAAGCTTCAGGAAAAATTCCTAATTATCTCAAACAAATAGAAAGTAAATTTGGTTTGAAGTTCACACGCATGGTTTCTATAACAGAAATGAACTTTGTAGATTATACTAATTTAGATGAAAATGATAAATTTGATATACTTTATTACATAAGAAAAGACAAAGAAAAAGTAATATTTGTAACAAATGTATTGTGGACTTGGAGTAGTATATGAAAAGAAGCATAGAACATATAAAACTTCATTAACATCTTGCATTTGTTTACTTGAAAAATAATAGGGTTATTTTATATTTTAATAAACAGTAGGTGAATAATATGAATATATTTACTTGTTGTGTTTGTGGTTACCTAGATTTAGATGAAACTCCATATTACGAAGACTTTGCGGGTAGCAATGTCATATGTGCTTGTTGTGGTTTTGAATATGGTGTTGATGATTATGATAATCCAAGCATTAACTATGAGGCTTTAAATGATAAAGAAGCTGTAGAAAAGTCACACCAATTATGGAGAGCAGAATGGATTAAAAATGGATGTAAGGTTTTTGATCCTACAGTATACAGCCCTATAGATATTAAAGACGGAAAGTTAGAAAAAAGAAAAGTTATAGAACAGTTTAAAAATATAAACTATAATTTTGATGATAATCCACATAAAAGAAGTTAATTATGAAATTTCAACAGTTTCATCGTTGCTTCTGCAACTGCATTATCTTAAGGTCAACCTTGAGTACTTAATGAACGCTTGATTTCAAAAGTCTTTAAACAATCTACGTGTCGTAAGGTCGCATAACTAATAAAGAAACAGACATATTCATTAACGAATATGTCTGTTTCTCTTGGGGTTACTAGTAAATAAGATATAACTAACAAATATCAGTATAAATATCTTTAAGTTTAAAGTAGTATGGACTATCAAAGTCATTACGCATATAATCATGATTCAAGTGATTATAAAATTCAATTAATCCTTCTTTTACAGCATGATTGAATTCATTTAAAGGTAATGAATATGTTGTACGTTTATCTTTTTCTTCTAAAATTGTAAGAACAATATTATTTTCTTTTTTAAATGTATAAATTTCAAAATCTACATCTAAATATGAAATTATATACTCATTCATAATAGTTGCTTGATATAAATCATACCATAGCATATATAAGTCACCAGTCTGAACATGTTTGTCTACAATTATATTTCCACTGTCTTCAATACAAATACTACCTTCAAAATATCCTTCATTATCTTCATTACTAAACAATTCAACTTTTTTAAAATCTGCACCGATTGGAATAAGAGAAAGTCTTTGCCCTTCAGATGTTAATTGGTTATTTTTGTAATTATATTCTAAGTCATTCAAATGTATATTATAAGCAAAGGTTGTAATTCTCAAAACATAGCCCTCCATTTTTAATTAGGGTAGAAAGAAGATGTTTTACCACTTGAAGTATAAACATTTATTGATTTTCCATTTTTTAAAGCTTTATTAATAGAGGTTTTATTATCTCTAATACCTTTTAATATGATAGATTTTATTTGATTGATACTCAAACTAGGATCTATCATTGTCTGTCCAATAGTTAGGATGATGATTCTTCAAAATATGTTGCATTGATGCCTTGCTATGATTAGTTATTTTTTGTTCTTTTTTAACTTGTATACTTTGAGTATACCGCAATAATTCATAAAAAGTATTTACTTACAATCATATTTGAAGTATCTTACAAATATAAATAAGTAGAATGGGGTATTCACTAATGAAGATTAATATCATATATATTTGCTGTAGTGCCATAATTATTTTAGCGATTATATTAAAAGTTTTTTTTGATGTTTCTTCGAATATCGTTCTTCCTGTTATGATGATACCTTGGGCTATACTCATATTATTATCAGAAAGCTTTAAAAAGAACAGCAAAATAATATTAGTTTCAATACTGCTATTAATGTCTGCAACAATAATAATAAAAGGACTGTAAATTGACTGACAGTCCTTTGATTTGAACGTTTTTGTTGTTTATTTCGGTCTATTTAGAGTGATTATCGTGCTATAATTATTTTTGATATAATATTTTGAAAAGGTGTGCTAATATGAAAACGAATAAAGATGTTATTTTAATCAGTCTAAGTATATTTATAGGTGCATTGTTAGTTCAATTCTTTATGAGTTTTGTTACAACTAATTCCGTTTGGGAATGGTCTGAAATATCTAAAAATGTTATTCCATTCGGAACGTTTTTCTTAGTTGTCTTATACATCATTAAAGAATACAACACTAGAAAAATTAATAGAAATAATTAAAATAGTCAGTAGTTAAGGAGGATCATCAATGACAATTAAAGAATTCTTTAACAGTTTATTAGAGAAGAAGTGGACGATGGAAGACATTTTTTATATTTTTTTATCTTCTTGTATTGCAGGTGTTATAGTTACTCCTTTATTTGCTTTACCAGTTGGCTTGATAGTTTACTACTATTTCTAGAGGCAAAGTGAAACTTTATGATTTTGAGTTGTCTTTTTAGTCTTGATTTTAATTTTCATGATATATCTCCGCATGTTATTATCAGATCTTTCTAATAATTAATTCATAACTTACTTTTCAATACAAGTAAACTAATTTTTATAAGAAATAAACATAAAAGTATATTTATTATTATCATTACTAGTATCTGTAGGGTATTCTTCAATTAAATTATTTACTTTTTTAAATAAATCTTCCCATTCCTCAAATGTCATTTTTTTTGTGTTCATTGTTAGAGAAAACTGTTTTTCATAATTATTAACTTCTTTAACTTTCTCTAAATCTTCACTTAATTTTTCGAAAGATTTTTTCATTTGATACATTATCGCTTGGTAGACTTCTTCTCTATTATTGATTATCACTTCCATATCATAGTTGATACTTCCTTCATTAAAAATATGAGAACTAGAGTAGTAATATTCTTCTAAGTTTTTAACTTTAATTGTTTTAGTTTTTTTTATGAGACCAGCATCACATAATTTATTCACTGTATAATATAAATTCTTAGTAGGGATTCCTAGTTCTTGGGATAATGTTTTTATATTCTTTTCTTCTTCTTTACAAGCCTCTATAATATTTAAACTTTTCTCTTCAAATAGTAACTTTCCGTATTCTTCCATTTTTATACTCCTAACTATTAATTGATGGTAATTTCCTTATGTTTTTGTTAAATAAGAATCCAAAAGAAATAATGACTAGTCCAAAGCAACTTATAAACATTGATATATTAATGCCAATCAAATCTGGTAAAAAACCGGCTATCAAAGAACCTATCGGCATTGCTGATACTAATAGACTATCTAAAATAGAAGCTACCCTAGAAATAATACTTTCATCCGTTGCAATTTGTATATATGTAATAAATACTATATTCATCATACCAAATGGTATAAATGCCAATGAAAATAATATTAACTTTATAATCTCATCATTTACAAGTATAGATGAAGACCAAAATATAAATGAAACTAACGGTAATATAATCATCAATGCACCTAGTCTATACTTAAGGATCTTACCAACAAGAGCGTAACCAATGATACTTCCTATTGTCATAGCTAATATTATTTTACCATAGTACTCTTTTCCGCCCGCCATATCGCTATATTGTGGTAAAAGTGTGTTAGTCATACCTAATGAAAAATTAGCAACTATTATTGGAATAGAAATTGCAAATAGTGGTGTTTTGAAAAACAATTTAATGCCTTCGAATAATTGATCTCTATAATCACTATAAACAAATTTATATTTACTTTTTTGTTCTTTAGTTTTAATTGAAAACAACGCCCTAATAGTACCATAAAAACGGCGTAAACGAGACCACCCAAATCGCATTTCTCAATCGCATCTAAAACGCTAATTTAATACCACTTTCGTAAACTCCTTCAGGAGTTTATTTTTTATGCTTATCTTCCAAATTTAATGATATAAAAATACTTGTATATTCGTACAAATTTATTTTTGGAGGAATATTATGCCTAATTATTTAGAAATTATTAGACTTCATGAGTTGTCATTTAGTCAGAGAAAAATTTGTGAAAGCGTAGGATCAGGCAGGACTTTAGTAAAACGAACAATTGATACTGCTAAACAAAATCAATTATCGTACCAGACATTAAGAGGCTGGGATGCTGATCGAATATCAGAAATTTTTGATGTTCGTAAAAATCAATCGAAAAAGATAATTAGAGATGAATCATTTACGATGCCTGACTATAAAGAACTTTCAAAATCGTTATCACAGCCAGGTGTTACGATGAAATTGCTATGGGAGGAGTATGTTCATGCGTGTCGTTTAAATAATAAACCATACTATCAGTTAACTCAGTTTAGAAAATACTTTAATGAACACCTTTCGAAACATTCATTTTCAGAAATAATTCGCCATAAAGCCGGAGAAAGAGTGAAAGTTGATTGGGCTGGTTCTAAAATCCGATGGATTGACCCAACAACGGGTGAAGTCATTTATGGTTATTTATTTGTTGCTGTTTTACCATTCAGTGGTTATGCGTTTGCTTATGGATGTACTGATATGAAACAAGAAAATTGGATAAAGGCACATATAGAAATGTTCAATTATTTTAGAGGTGTCCCTACTTTACTTATGTCAGATAATTTAAAAACTGGAGTGATTAAAAACTCAAAAACAGGTGTCATATTAAATCGTAGCTACGAAGATTTAGCTAATCACTATAGAACTATCATTATGCCGACTAGAGTTCGAAAACCAAAAGACAAAGCTACTGTAGAAAATACAGTTAAGCAGTTAACCACTTATATTATTGCCAAAATGCGTAACTATCAGTGCTTTAGTATTGAACAATATAACGAACTGCTGATGTTAGAACTAGAAAAATTTAATAAAAAACCGTTCTAG